TCTTTCTTGTAATCCAAAAAAGCCTTCACATCTTCAGGAAGTTCTACCTCACTGCCTTTCTTTAGCAATGCCTCAAACTCATCCAAAGAGTTAACCTCTATATTCTTTTTGCTCTTAATAAATGAAAGAACGTCTTCTTCTTTTAATTCTATTGGAGCTGGCTCCTTAATCTCCTCAACGATAGGCTCTTGCTTTTCTTCAAGCTCCTTTTCATGCTGTTCGATTAACTCTTTTTCTATCTGTACTGCTGATTTCTCTTCGCCATCAACAATACGAACTGCTTTGATTTCCATTTATGAATTGAATTTAATTGTTACAAAATTAACAAAAAGTTTGATATCTCACCATTTGTGCTTACATGACCAATGTCTAGCTGTAAGCTTACTGTTGGCAGTACCACACTTATGTCTCGCATTAAATGACTTTCTTCGATTTCTTTCAGCCTCAGATTCGCCTTCTTTCTTTGGTGATCCTACGACTCCCTGTTGACCGAATCTGACAATCTTCTCTTTGCCGTTCTCACACGCTTTAACCACATGACTCTTCGTTGGATGACTAGGTGTCTTCTTCGGAGAGTTACACTTCATTGATTTCTTATCCATTACTTCGGCATAAATGATTCTAAGTCAAACGACCCGTCTCCAGTTATTGTATCGTTACCTGAGCTTTCAAAGTTCTTTGCTGGTAGCTGCTTTTGTCTCTGCTCAACAAGTTCTGACTGCTGCGTAGCCTGAAGCTCAGTGCGTTTATCCTTTCTGTCTTCCTTCTCTTTCTCGCGCTTCATCAGACCGTCAGTCTCAATACCCTTAAGTTCCATGTTGTAACTGAACTCAATCTGCATCAACTCTTTTTTCATCTCAACCTCGAACTGCATCTTCTTGATTTCGAGTGCTACCTCGTTCTCTTTAATTTGCATCTTAGCCTGTGCTTCCATCTGTGCTTGCTGCATCTTTGACTCAGCTGCCATCTGCTGTGACTGCGCGTTAATTTCAGCTTGCATCTGCATCTGCTGATCCTCTCTTGCACGCATGTCTTCAAGCTTTCTTCTACGCTTCATCTTAAGCAGCTCGTTCGCTAGCTTTATGTTTCCTACCTTTCGGATATCAATAGCGTCCTCAAGTTCTATTTGATCCCTTTGAAGCGATATCTGTATGTTGGCTTCAAGTAGCTGCTTCTCTTCCTCGTCAGGAGCAAGATCGATATAAATACCAAAATCATATAAGTACAAGTCCTTAATATCCTCAATAATCGATAAGTTGTACTTACCAATCTGCATAGCAAACTGCTCCTTAAAGTCAGCGTACTCAAGTATGTCTGCCATTCTCAATGAAAGACCTTGTGCAAGTCTGCGCGTCATCATAAGACGACCTTCAAGTATGTGTCTAGTTGCTGTGTTGCTACTTAGTGCTGCTAGCTTCTGTACTCCAACTAGTGCGTCAGGGTGTGGTGTAGATCCGTCTCTTGCTTCATTTATTCCAGTAACATCTCTGAGCATGTTAATCTCAAAGTTGTAAGCTGCAATAAGCGACTGAATCTTTCCTCCTCCGTTATTCGAACTAAGCTCTTGGATTGGAATACGTCCGTTATTAAATCCTCCATCCTCTGTGAATGAACGTCCTACAACGGAACCTGTCTGATAGAATAACTTAAGTGCTTCAGATGGGTTGTACGCCTGACCTTTTCCTAAGTCGATCTCATTTAATCCATCAACATCAATAAATACACCATCAGGGACCATCCTGTTAAGTACCTGCTGCATCTTCAAGCTAATCAACTGAATCTGATCAGCGTGTGGAATCATTCTCTTAACTAAAGAGTCAATCTTCCCTTTGTACATTCTTGGTGCAAAACCAACGTATGACGGTAGTGCTTTTTGTGTTGCAGACTTAGGGCGTACCATGTTCTTCATCATCTCCCACTTAAGTAGGTGATTAGAACCACAGATAAGTACTCCTTCGTACCATACCTCTTTCGGTATCTCCACAACTCTAAACAAGTCATTCTCCTCTGGCTTGAATGAGTCATCCTTTTCTATAAGCTTAAGTCCACCAACCTTGGTCTTCTTTTCCTTATATACAAATTTCTTCTCGGTCTTGTAGTTAAAGTAAAGTAACGTAACTACCTCTCCGAGGAATGCATCATCGTAGAATCTTCGTGCGCCATCGTAGGCGTTATACCACGCAGCTCCGTACTGCTTAATTTCTTCTAGCTGCTCGTCTGTAATGTCTGGATTAATCTTACGAAGCTCAGTGTAGTGAACCTGTTTAACCTCTCCAAAATAAAAACAGTCTGAGAAGTCAGGCTTTTCTGTGTAGCTCCATACCATAGTAGCTGGATCTACGTAGTCAATTCTAACTCCCTCTCCTCTTACAAACTCATGCTTTGCAAATGACACACCTATCTCAAACTGATCCTTGTCAGCCTGAGACTGAATAACCTTGTAGTCATTCATCTCTAGTAGGTTGTCAATCGCTATCTCTTCTGCAATCTCTATCGAAGGCTTATAGTTAAGCTCCATGTAGAGATTCAATTCTTCGTCGTTGTTTGGTAAATCTTTCGGGTCAACGTTAAATGCGTCAACACCAAACTGCTCCTTAGTAGCTAAAAGAAAATCCTTTGCTACCATGTCAGCCTCAACCATGTCCTGATACAAGTTCTTCTTCTCTGCAGAAAGTGCATCCTGAGCCGTAGCCCGAATCTTATACACCCTCTCAGCCATGCCGTTTACCACGACATCTTCGAACTTTGGTATGATAGGTACAATCTGCCAGTTAAGATTCAGGTAAGAAAGGTCGCCATCAATAGCTAACTCGTTCTTGTACTTCTGTATTGGCTGCTGTCCGCGAGCATATAATCTTAGCATGTGGAACTCAGCGTACTGATCGTAGTAACGACAAGTTGCACCACTTCTATTAAACCATTCATTCTCAATAGCTTTTGCTACACTCAGTCCGTAAGCAGTGCTTCTTTTCTGAGCATCTGTAGCCGTCACTGAAGGAAACGGAGAGTTTGAAATGTGTACTTTTATTTCGTCGCTTTTCATTCGATTAATTCACTGTTTGAACCACTCTGATTATATCTCCCAAAGTTAACCATTATTTTTGACTTTTCTTTTTTCACCTTAAACATGTGCCGTCTGACACCCATTATGGCTAGACCTGACGATATCGAGGCATCGTGTTTTGTTCTGTTGTTGATATCAAATCTAGCCCAATCCTCTAACGTCCTGTTAAAATACATCGTACCCATCGCTTCTGGATCTCTGTACGTTCCATCTACATCTAATCCAACGTACTGCTCAATGTATGTCTTTATTCCTCCTGCGTGAGTCTGCTTAACATCTTCAGACGTGTTGGGAATTCCGCCAAGTTCCTTTTCAGACTTTGATAAATCGTTCCATGACTTATCAGGTCTATTCATTGAGTACTTCCTGTAGCCTCTATTCTTAAAGTGATACAGTAATCTCGGTTTGTTGTTCTCCGCAAGTACTGGCATACCGTAAAATACACAAGCCATCAGTACATCCTCATAGAAGTCTTCAGGTGTCTGAGGTCTCGCTATGTACTCTAAGAAAAACATGTTGGATGGTATGTCTGGGTTAAGGCTTGAACCCGTAAGTCCATGCAACGCTCCGTTCGATCCGCCACCGCCTACTACACCTGAGATGTCATAGGAGTCACAGCCAAACGCACCGTCGTCCTCGTTCGCTGGAGACTTGTACCCATCCTTCACAATCATGTTATTCTGAAGATCTGCTGGTGGAATCCACGACACAATAAACCTTCCTCTCGGATCTGGCGACCAAACAACCGTACTGTCAACTACACCATTCTTCCAATGGAATGAACCGCGTGTAAGTACCTTATGTTTCATTAGACCGTCATTGTAGTCGATCTGCTGGTATATCTTCGTTAAGTTGTACAGTGACTGCTTTGATTCATCTCTGAACGCGTGTGACTCAGTTCGTGGGTACTGACGGTAAAATTCATTCAATGCATCAGGGTCGTTCTTTAGTGCTGCAACTTCGTTTTCCCAGTAAGACACAACTCCTGTGCGTATCATTCTGCCATCGATTCCCATCACAGGCGTAGCTGGGTCATCTATTACAGCGAACCCGTACTCGTCAATGAAGCCTTCGAAGTTATAATCCATCGGTATAAAGAGCGCATACAGTCCAGACTTCGTCTGACCGTTGGCGTTCCTCTTGCGTGGATTAGAGTCGTAGTACATGTCCTTAAAGTTCTGACCACCTTTCTGTAGTGCGTTAACAGTAGAACCCATCATGCACTTCCCTACAATACGGCTACCAAGACGTAGACATGTCTTAGTTACACGCCAGTTATTTAGGATGTTATTCGGTGCGAGCCATTTTCCTGATTCGTCATGAACTAGTCTTAGTAGCTTCTGACCATCGTATGAGTTGTCTGCTGTATTTAACCAGTCGATGGTAGTGTCAAGTCCTGTTATTGACTCGTCGTCCTTCTCGGTCATGTTCTTTTTGGTGATCTTCTTGGCAGGCAATCTAAACGAAAGCTCTGTCTTTGGATTATCCATACCGTCCTGTACGGGTTTAAAGAAGAATGGGTAGTTCCTTACAATAGGCACAACCTTATTTGTAAACATCTCCTTAGCATCGGGTCCCGTCTTGGATAGTATGCCAAGTTTTGCATCCTTTGCAAGTGTACCTGTGTTAGATGTCTCAGAAGATGACATGAACGAGAACCCCGAACGTCTATTCTTTAGGTAGCACATGCCGTAACATCTATCATCAGCTACGCACGCCTCCCAAAATATCCAAAATATTCTGTTTGATTCACGGAAGTCTGGTAGACCGACATCAATCTTTGACCACTGAAGGTACATGTAGTGGCTTCCTGTTATATATGTTGGCTTGCCGTTATTTACGAACCAGTGTCCCGACTCTCTGCGTGAGAACTCGTTCTCTATGTAGTCTACCCACTTTACCTTGAATTCTACAGACATCTGATTCCACTCGAAGATAGATTTTATTCGAGCAAGTTCTTTTGGGTACTCTTCTGGCTTCCATTTGTTGTTACCTTTCGGTAAGTTACTCTTTGGTAACTTCGGTAGTCCTATCTTTAGTCCGTTAATCTCGTACACCTCACCCAATGTACCGTCCTTCGATATAATTACAATATCGTACTGGTCGTCGTAGCCGTAGACCCACTTTCGTTTCTCTCTGGCTTGACGAGGTATGTAATCTTCTATGACGGAGTATAGACTCATTTTATTTTGCTCGCGACTCTGCGAATGTTTTAGGTATTGATTCTGCTTTCTTTGCTATAGCTGCCTGATCTTCTGACGGGCTTTCTTGCTCAATCTTTTCAAGCATAGCTAAAGCATCCTCGAACGCTAGTCTCTTAGCTGCAGCAGCTGTCTTCATCTTGTCAGCAGAAAGGTCGCCTTCAAGACCTGTTATAATCGGATCCTTCAGTACTTTAATAAGCTCATCAACTGCTATTCTTCCTGCCTCTAGGATTTGCTCTCTTTTACTAAGCATATCATGTTTGTTTTCATCCTGTATAACTTCTTGCCTTCAATGTTGAACTCATACTCGCTGTCAGGAAGGAATCCCACCAAGTCGCCTGACTTAATGTTTGGCTGGTCTTCGTTCGGGTATACCATTATTCCTACTAGCGGTTCTTCAGATTCAATGCCGTCTGATTTTATAGGCTCAACAAAACAGAATGGTGCAATAGCGCACCACTTGCCGTTATTTCTTCTGTAAGCGAATACTTCACCACTGTCGATTAGGTACTTGTCTCCAAACAAGTGTGACCATGATGACTTCTCTTTACCTCTCATGTCGTTCATTACTCTGAACGTGTTGTGGTGTACGACGATCTCATCACCGTCCTTGATTGGTCCGTTGTACTTAAGCGGAACAGATTCAACTAAAGCTACACGCTGAGTGAACTTGTGGTCTTCCTGCGATGAGGAAACACTCAGCTCTACTCCAGCGACTTCTTTAGTGTTGTCGTACCGCTTACCGTCCTTTGGTGTTACGATAAAGCAGTTTAGTGACCTCATTAGAAATCAAGATTATACTCAACAATAACTGGCATGTGTGGGTTTACAGTCTTCCATTTGAATACCTCATTGGCACCGTTCTTTATCCAAACATCGTATCCTTTTTCTCCAAACTCAATGCATTGAATCATATGGGTCCCGTTCTGAACATTAGAGCCAACTTGATAGTGCATTGCCTTTAGAGGGTCAGTGCCTACTGAAATCTTTCTGATGTACATATCACTTGAATTCGCCTGTTGTCATGTCGATCTTCTTGTCTTCACCGTACTTCTTAGCTAGTGCGTTCTGAAAATCTGCCAGTCTTGACTCTACGTGATCTAGAGCATCAACTGCTCTCTTTTGAAATAGTGCTGCATCAGCTACCCTGCCTCTAATCTGCACGTATGACTGATTTAAACCCTTAAGGTCTTCTAGCTCTTCTTTTGTGATTCCTTTTGGATTCAATTCTTTAACTTTTCCCATTTGATTTGATTTTTATATGCAAATATAAGGAAAAATTAGATAGGTAACGTTACTTCAATAGGTTCGTAAGTGATTTGAGGTAGGTTCTTCACCCACTCGATACTACATTGCTCAACCTCTTCAAGTGATATAATCCAATTACCGTTCTTGTCTTGGATAGGATTGAAGAAATTGTCAGCTACCACCTCAACCCCTTGAAGTGCTTCCGCTTGTTGCTGTGTTAAAAGTGCTACCATTATACGTTTCGAGATAAAGTTGTGTTGAATGCCTGAACTAAAGTATTTAACGCTGTTACATCTGCATCACTAAGACCAAGCCCTATTGAAGCAAAAGCACATTCACGGTTTGAATAACCATCGTCTATTCCGTTAGCCCTAAATAAAGCTATCGATGCATTATTAGTTATAGACATTGATGAAACTGATGTGGCTAACAAAGACCCATTTTTATATAATTTATTTGTATTATTAATAAGAGCTGTTCCTGTTAATGAACCTACAAAAAATCCATCAGTTGAACCAGTTGAACTTGCTAGAACAGAACCTAATCCACTTGTAGGACTATTAGTATTTGATAAACCTGATGATAGCCAAAATCTATTTACAGCACCTGTAACAGTACCTATATCAAAATCATCTCCACCTGAATGAGTGTTTTCTCTTGAATAGAAAGAAAGATGTATGTCAGATAAACCAAAATAATTAGGATAAATATGAGTATCAGCATACCCCGTTGTTCCATTAGGGTCTGCGCCCGTTGCGCTGTGGGTGATACCACCAAAGAAAGTTAAACGATAAGCAGCATCTAAATCTCTTGGGTCTTTAAGATTCCATTTATGAGTTGTTGCCGTACCTCCGACAAACGGATATAACGCCCTCATCTTATTCCAAAGATAGTTAGTCTTTAATCCTACAACCAAGTCGTTTACAGCCGTTGTTATTGTAGCGTCTGTAATTGAAGCAGCTAACAAGAACGCTTCCGCATCTGAGTCTATAGTGCTTCCCCCAGACTGTATTACTAATTTTCCTCCGTATCCGTACATTATCTTCCCTGTCTGTTGTATGACTTCTTGTAATTCTTGCTTGTCTTAAGTTTAGACGTCTTCTTTTTCGAATGAACGTTCGGACGGCTAACCTTTGGCTTCTCTATTCTTACTATCGCGTCTGCTTTCTTTTTTGACATTATGGTCTGAATTTAGCGTTGATATCATTAAGTCTGTTCATCCATCCTTTATACCACTTCTGATTCTTTCCTACAGCAATTGCCTTGTAGAATCTAGCACGTAACTTTATCATCTCATCAAAAAGTGCTTGTGGGTCGTGTGAGTTTCCTGCAGCTATTGTCTTCGGTCCCATATCTCCGTCATCCTTAATCTTGGATCCTAAAACATTACATGCGTCCTGAAGTAATTCAATGCCTACCGACGGACCACTCATCCATGCAGCGTCTGTCATAAGGACAGCTACACCGAAGTTAAAGCTATCACCGCTTACTTTATTCCAAAATCTCTTCTTGAAAATCTTCCACCACATATCCTCTGGCATCGAAAAAAACTCTGCGTCTTTCTTTGTGCCGTATTCAGACACCCAAGTCTTATATGCTACACCGCTTGAAGTGTGCCATCCTGTCTGACCCTTAAATGGTGTTGGGCATGGAAACCTACTTGATGAGTCTTCAACACTTCTTCCGTGAGAACCTTCCCACTTTCTTACAAACTCTATGTACTTCTTTAAATCGCTCATTGTGTTTTAATTAAATAAATTGATACTATAGCCATAAGTGCAATTATGATCCATATAACTGGATTTGACCATCCACCTGATTTTTCATATTTAGCTTGCCTAGCATCGCTTGCTGACTGCTTAGATTTCTGACGCTCTATCTTAATGATTTTACTCAAGCTATCCTCAACGAATGCATGACGGTACTTCGCCATCTTCTCTACGTGCTTCAAGCTGTCTTCAGTCTGTCTGTCTAAACGTCTGATATGCCATCTGTCCTTGTACTCAATCTTTGGTTCTGGACATTTTACTTCAATGTCTCTGTAGATAATAGAGTCTCTTCCGTCCTTACCCTTAATAGTATCCGTGATTCTTATAGTCCTCTCTACAGTGTCTACCTTCCCTCCGTAGTATACGAACTTATCCCAGTGCTTCTTTTGTTTCTTCGGGTTAGGTGTCGCGCATGATGAAAGCACCATCAGCCCTAAAAGAACTAACGCTAGAACGTACAGTAGTATGCCTGTTATTTTTTCTGTCATACAATAAACTGTGTTAACCATTCGACAACCATTCCTTCCACCTCGCTATCTTCCCAAGTATCTGTATAAGGCATATCGACATCTTCAGGACTCATCCCGAATGATGCTGAATCTGTCACTAAAGTAAATCCTACCTTTAGGATTTTGTCAATAGCCCTATCTTGAATCGTGTTAAGGTCTACCGAGATTGTAGGATTTGAAATCTCTACGTTAAATTGTGGGAATTTATAGGTCATGATAATACATTTAAAGTTGAAAGTGAAAAGGTGCGAATAGGCATATAACTTCTTGTTGCGTCTGTTTTAGCGGTTGTCACAGGAGTACCTCCCGTTGATGCTACTCGAAAGGCTGTTGTAGTTGCATTTGGTGCGGTTGTACTTGTCCAATATGCTGTTGATATATGATTAAATGGCGCATATCCCGTTGTTAAACTTAACCCATAATCAACAATGTTAAGCAACTCCATTAGGTTGGGAAGTCTGCACCCAGAATACCCGCCAAATGTACCAAGTGAATTATCTATCGCAGTATTCCAATTAGTTGCACCAACACCTTGAACAACCCTATAATACCCCAACAAAGTTGAGCCGTTCCAAGTCGACCAATCAAGTACCCAGTCATCTGCATAAGTAGAACCACCTAAAGTGTCTGTAAAACGTTCCGTTGTAGTGTTTAAAGTTGCGCTTCCATCGTTGTGTAAAGGTGCAGCGTCAAGCGTCAAAAAGTCGGTTGCTCTACCTGCTTCTAAGTCACCGTCATCGCCCGTTCTATAAGAAGTAGTTTGCCCCGTTTTCATTAGTGTTGCACCAACGGGAGCAGCAGATGCCTGTATTACTAATTTTCCTCCGTATCCGTACATTATCTTCCTAACTTTTTACTCCAAGCGTCCGTTACCTTAATACCCATAGACATAGCCACAAATGTAGCCCACACGTCAAATCGAAGTCCGTTCATAATGAAATCAGCCACTGCAAATACCACGACAAAAAACATGGCAGTAAACATAGTCAGCGATGTACGCGACCATCTTAACACACCGTCCTCATCTCTTTTCATGAGGGTGTCAGCAGCTATCTCATTTAATAGATCAAACATTCTCCTTAACTTTTCCTACTGGATCTGATGGTATAATCGCAAACATAAAGTTCTTCTCTACTTGCTTCTTATGTGATACAGGTGCCGACGTAAATACTCTCTGCTCATAGCAGTCGTACAGTCTCTCCTCTACAACGTTCAGTCTGTTGTTAAACCAAACGATAGCTATAGCCATTCCTGCTGGAATGCCGTACTTATTTATTGCATCTAACGCTGACAGCATCACAAAATAGCTACTACTGACCCTGATGTAAGGTCGATATTAACAAATGGTTTCTGCTTGTCAAATGGTGTAATAAGCACACCTGCCTTCACTGCTGTAGCTGCCGTAGTGATGTAGTCATCCTTATCGTTACCAGCGTCGTCAGTAAGTACGTTAAATACCGTGTCTTCAACAACGTATACAGCGTACACTGGCTTTGCCGTGTATGCATCTGTATCATTAATGATGATAGTACCTGCTGATGCAGTTAAAATCTCGTTCCAAGTTCTTAGACTCATTTCTTGTTCTTTGTAAAGTTAGTATGTGCCGAAACCTTTCTTAAGTTCGACTTGCTGTTTGATCCTCCTTTTGCTAACGGTACCTTGTGGTCTACCGTCTCTCCCTTCTTAGCTCCAACAAGAACTCTCGCCTTCGCTCTCTTTACTCTTTTATCCTTCTCCTCCTCGGTGGCATTCTTCGCTTTCTTGTATGCCCTACCCTTCTCGCTCTCGTTCCATTTCTTAGACGTAGCTTGATGCTTCTTCCTTGCTTCTGGATTTTCTCTATAGTATTTAGCTGTCTTTCCTATCGCTGCCATAAAACATCTTGTTAATAAGCAAGTCAGGATTATTTAATGTATCCTTTCTTGCCCCACACCCACAGTCTTCTGCTCCTACTCCCTTCGCAATTGCATCGGCTACATGGTTCATTCCCGTCAGTTTTGCTAACGATTCCACGGTGTCACCTAAGCCTTTATGCTTTTTTATTAGTCGTATTTGCATTTCTACCACAAAGATAGTAAATTTGTCGTTATGAAGAAACAGATTCACAGACGTAGCTACCAACGCGTAGAACCAAAGTATGACTACATGAAATACTGGCGTACTGTCAGAAAGTACATCATGGTTCGGTACGACCTTAAAGAACCACAGCTTGAGATGTTGATGTTCCTGTATTCAGAGCATCTGTTTACTTACTATAAATTCAAGGAACACGCGAATCTATTTGGACTCGATAGGCACATGTTTAAAGACCTTAAAGAACGTAAGTTTATCCACATGTTCCGAGATAAGGTAGGTAACGAACACAGGTTATACGAAATAACGCTACAAGGGCGTAGAATGATTACCGAGATGTATAAGAAGCTCAACATGGAGGAAGAGATCTCTGAGGTGCCAAAAAACAACCCAGTATTCAATCGATTACAGTACTCCCATAAAGTCCTCGCTTTAGCTATCCGTAAGTTTAACGAAGAGGTTAGAAAGAAGAAAGGATATAAGGTTACGGAGTATTGATTACTTAATCTCTGTAATTGTAAAGTTTAACTGCTCAACCGTTATATTATTAGCCGCACTTGTGTTTCTTGCGTGGATTTCTAAGTAGTCACCTGCTTTCATTGTAAGCACACAAAAGAACGTTACACCCTCTGCACGACCTGAAGCGTTAGCCGTTGACTTTGTTCGTGATGGTGTTCTTACTGCATTGAGTTGAGAATCAAAGAAACCAAACTCACATACATTTGTGTTACCCGATGCAAATGCGAGGTTAGCTTGAATCAAATACTTTCTGCTAATCACAGCATCACAAGTCAATCGGTTATTGCTATGGCTGAACTTACTATTGTCTGTACTTGCCGTTGTAGTTCCTGCAACCTTTACAAATGTCACAGTGTCACCTATTGTTGTAGCTGTTGCATTACCTTGCATATACAACTGACCGTTAACTGCTGAGTTAGTTATGTTCGTGCAGTTTGTAAATAGCGCATCGTTTGAAGTATGAGTTACTCCCGTTAAATAAGTACCGCCACCACCAAAGTTAACCGTGTCTAGGATGTAGCTTTCTGTTGGAATGGTTGCAGATACGTTGACATTTATTCCCGTTTCACCTGATAGCACCACGAATGAAGAGTAGATAATTCTAAAACGTCTTGTAACCGTTAACGTTGCAGGAAGGATGAACACCGTGTTCGTAGCGTTGCAATCAAACAAGCACTGACTTACTCCAATAGTTCCGATAGTACCGTTGAACGTTAGCCCTCCTGAGTTAAGGAAAGCACTATCAGCCATAATGAAGTTAGAGTAGTCCTTAATAGTTCCAACCGTTCCGCAATCCGTAAAGTTCACTCCGAACCAATCGAGTGCTGTAGTAGTTCCATCTCCATCTAAGTTAAGTGCAACATCTGCTTCGATTGTAATGTTTCGCATTGGCAACGAATACACAGATGTAATCAATGCTGTTCCTGTAAGCCCCGTTGATTTGATTCGGCAGTTTTCAGATGAACCGCCTAAAATAGTCGTGTTCTCACCGCATACCAACCTGTCACCTAATAAGTCGACTACCGTAGTGAAGAAGTAAGTAACGTTATCAGCTAAAGTAATAACACCTGCAACTGGATCTGGTAGATCTGCTGGAGACGATACAAATACTATCTCTCCGCCTGATATAGAATCTCCTACTATATCTTGAATAGTGTAGACCTCTTGGAATGCGTTATTCTGAGAGCTTCTATTCTCAGGCGTTGGAACACTTGCTCCGATTCCTATAAATTTTGTTCCTTGTGGTATGTTTGTCATGTCTTTTATTTTAAGCTGTTCGTTTCCACATATAAACTACTATGTACGGCTGAAGGTTGTTATGCGCTCCACCGCCTCCCGTATTCTGATTGACCGCTGTTGTGTCAGATGTCGAGTAACCTGAGTTAGCCCTTGTGTTAGTTGATGTATCGGGAGCGTATCCACTCAATCCACCCGTTGTAGCTGAGTTAACTCCTTGAACGTGTGAGTGAGCATTCTGAACGTGTGTATGTGAAGGCATCTCAGCTTCGGTAAGTGTGTGTGTTTTTGCTCCTCCCGTTTCCTCTACCGTATCAAATTCAGTTTGCCCTGCATCTATACCTACCAACGTGCGCCCCGTTGCAAATGCTGACCAAGTGCCAACTCCTAAAAGAGTCGCAGGATTAGTACTAACTACTGATATGTATATACTGCCAACAGGGTAAACATCACCCATTGTTATTCCTCCAGTTGGTGCTGCCCAAGTGTTATCCCCTCTAAGGAATGTCGTATTGTTTGCCGTACCCGTTGCACTTAGTTCAGTTACGCCAACCGTTGCAGCGTCAATATTCCACACCGTACCGCTTGAAGATACTGTGATATCACCATAGTCACCATCTGCAACGCCTGAGCCTGTAACGGTTAAGTTACCGCTGCCAAGTATTGAAGAACCGTTAATGGTCTTTATGTTCGTCCCACTTACAAGTACTGCCTGATACAATGTATCGAAATATGTCTTAAGGAATGCCTTAACATTTGTCCACGTAATCTTCTTTAGTACTGAAGCATCTGCTGTAGCAACTAAATCAGTATCATTCGGGACTGCTGCTGTTGATCCGTTTATTAGTGAACCAATAGTTGATGTAGTCTCGTTACCACTGTTAGTACCACTAGTGTTGCCAATAACAGTTAGCTGAGCATCTGTAACATACCTTCTATTAAGGCTGTCATTAATATCTGCAGTCGTTGCATCTGCACCTGCTGTTACAAGTCCGTCTGCGTCGTAAGTAATTTTTGTTTTTGTAGCACCAACAATAGGTGTGTTTGGATCAAGCTTTCCATTCCAAGTACCTTTCTCAGTGTCAGTAACAAGTCTGTAAGATGCTGACTGTGTGACCTTGCTTCCGTCTACGTCGTTTATCTTCGCATTAGTTACAGCATTGTTGTCTATCGTCCAAGTAGCACCTGACCCACTTACTGTTATATCTCCCTTATCTCCGTCCGATACGCCTCCACCTGCTGGTGTCTGCCATGAACCGTCTCCCCTTAAATACTTCGTGTTGTCTGGAGTACCGCTACCCAATGACTTAGGATCCAAGTACGCGTTAGAAGGCAGTTCTATTATCTTGCCTAGTATCTTTATAAGTGGACGTATGGATATCATTCCACAAAGATAAAGAAAAAACCCCACTTGCTCAAGGTGGGGTATCGCATCTTAAGGTAACGCGCGTGAGTTAACAAATGTAACCACCAAATCATCTACAATTCTTGCAGTGATGTTACAAATGTAAATACTATTTTACAATATTATACGAAAATGTAAAAAGTATTTTAAAAATTAACATAAGTAACGCGGCTTGCCATACTGTTACAAGCCCACAGAGTCCTACAATAAGGCTCATTGTACGCACAAACTGAGCTAGATGAAAGCCGTCAGTGAGCCATACCAGCTGTCTTGATGACAGCCAAAACCTCTCCTTCGGGTTGTCCATCCACGGATTCTCCCACTTATTTGCCCAGCTGTATGTCGGATTCCAGAACTTACTCATTACAAGCCAGTCTGGTCCCTTTCCTTCTGCCACCCTAAACTGCAGCATCCACTGAAATCCTTCAGCTAGTCCTGCTACTGAAAACCATACTAACGCCCAAACCATCTGTCTATAAGTTTATATTGCCAAATAATATTCGCTCCGATAATTACCCACGGAAATATGTATATTGTCCATTTCATGAATATATAACCGATCACATCTCCTACAAAATACCAAAATTGACCCCAAGTTGGACTATCTGGAAGACTGTCAATACTGTCTACATAGAAGTCTTTCTCTACGTAAGACCATATTATTAACGTCAAGCATATCGCTATCGCGAAATACATACCAAATCTGTTTAGAAATTTTGTTATCATACCACCGCCACTATATGATGTTCACTAATTACTGTGTACCTCTGTCCATCAAATACCGTGTCGTGTGAGTGTACCTTGTCGTAGTACACCTCGTCACCTTCCGATAAGTGGTCATCCACCAAGTTGCCCTTGGCTACAATCTTCGCGCGCTGATACCTCAGCTCGCTCATGTCTGTATCAGTGAGCGACAGTCCTGACTTTAGGACTGCCTGCTCGTTGATCTTGTTTACTAGTAAGTATTTTCCGTTAGCTCGCATCACCTTCTCTCATGTTAGTTACAATAGCCTCACTTGATAGTATCGTCGTTGCAACACTGACTGCATTCTTTAGTGCCGAACGTGTTACAAGTGTCGGGTCAATTACACCCATCTCGATCATGTCTCCGTACTTGTGGTTCTTCAGGTCGTAGCCGTAGCCGTATGGATGCTGTACCATATTACTAGCCACTTCTTTTGACTCAAGTCCTGCGTTTCGCATGATCTGATCAAATGGTGAGTACAGCGCATTTCTTAGTATATCAAGTGCTGCCGTAGCTTCTTCTGTTGAATTATCGTCTCCAATGAACTCTATTGCATCTAGTAATGATATACCTCCTCCAGCTAGAATTCCTTCCTCTAATGCAGCCGAAACAGCTCTAACGGCATCGTCTACACGGTCGTACTTCTCCTTCTGCTCGATAGGTGACTCTGCCCCTACATGGATAATACCTATACCGCCCTCAATGTTAGCCACTCTCTCGTCTCTGTCCTTCTTATCTCTTGGATTGTTTACCTTTCGCGCCTTCAACTCCGCTAATCGCTCCTGAAGTGGTTCCTGTGGTAAGTTCTCGTCTCTGTAGATAATAGTCCTGTCTTTCGAGATAACTACTCTCTTCGCTACACCAAGTCCTGATGGCGTGATGTTATGCATACCGTCTCCTGTCTCTTCACTATAGTAGTTAGCATCCATCACTACAGCTAAGTCTCGCATCATCTCCTTCTGTCTGTACCCAAAGTCAGGAGGTAGCACATGACACCCTTTAATAGTACCCTTCTGAATGTTGTACGCGAACGTAGCCATTGCCTTCGGTGACATACGACCTACGATTAGTAGCGGTCTTCCTTGCTGGATGCATACACGAATTACTTCCTCCAAGGATCCAGTAAGGTCTGTAATCTCCATGTCCGTCAGTAATATATACGGTCTGTCAAGCTCGCACGTCTCTCTGTCGTGGTTGTTTACCATGTGGTACGTCGTGTAGCCTCTGTCGAACTTCATACCATCGATGATCTCCGTGTACGTCTCTTCTGTCTGTGAGTTCTCAATAGATACAACCTTTACTTTCTTGAACATGTCAGCAATCATCTTCCCTAGTTTCGGATCGTTGTTTGCCGAGATGGTAGCAACACTCTGCAGTCTACCCTTGGTTACTTTCTTCGATTTTTTCTTCAAGTACTCGTCAACTTGCTCTGCGTAGTCCTTGATGTGCTTAACAATTGTAGTGACGTTACCCTTCAAGTTGTTCTCTGAAGCATCAAGGATAGCCTCCGTTAGTACAATACTCGTTGTCGTACCGTCGCCTGCCATTAAGGCTGTCTGTGCTGACGCCTCCTTCATGATGCTGACCGCGATGTTTTCCACTGGGTCGTACAGGTTTATAGCCTTAGCTACTGTCACTCCGTCCTTCGTAATGCGCTTACCTCCGACCGAGTGTTCGTCTTCAAGTATCACTGGGCGTCCTGATGGACCTAAAGTCGATTTTACGGCTCCAGCTAACTTTTTGATGCCTGAACGTAACTTTTCGTGACCTTCAGTACCTAAAAATACATGTTTTGGTATCATAATTTGATTTAATTTGAGACAAATATAGTGATTTTTGCTTAATGTTTGTGAAAAATGCTTAATATATTATGCATAATCGGTTATTTTCCGACTTAATGCATATTATATTGCATAAAAAAGCGGAGAACAGTATCCTCCGCTTGGCTATCTGAATAAAATCAGGATAGGGTGGTTATCTTAACGTCTCTACAGTGCTATATTTCTTCATGCTGTCCGTGTGGATCTCCATGATGTCGTCCTGCTGTGTGTGATTATGTGACGTTTTGCAGGAGGATAAAAGGATCGCTATGAGTATGAGCTTACGCACCGAAAGTAATTGTTTTGTGATATATTTTAACTCTTAGTGTTCCGTCTCCGAGGGTTGGGTTGTTGCCGTTGTATGTAAATATCTTTACAGCCTCTCCAGTTGGTATTGGGTACGCTACATTTAATGAGACGCCTTGAGGCTCTTGACCCTCTGGTGTTGAATCAAATTGAAAAACTCTATTAGCCGAATTGGTAATTAACGAACTATGGCAGTAGCAACCACCATAAGTAGAAGAGTTGCCTATTACAATTTGATCATTAAATGTATATGCAGTTGTGTTATGTGAATACTCAAGGAATCCGTAATATTCATAATAAGTGCCAGCAGTAGGAGCTGCTAATAATTCAACAGGAGTATCCCCCATTGCTAATATCTGAGCAGATGAAATATCTACTATCGTTTCTGTGTAGTCTGAACCACCTCCAGCAGGCTGCCATGAAATCGCTCCAGTGTCGTAAGTCAACACATCACCGTCTGACGGAGGTGTTGTTAAATCCAGTACGCTCTCCTGAATGTCAGCTAAGGTATATACCTCCTGAAATGCGTTGTTCTGCGAACTCTTATTCTCTGGGGTAGGTACAGTCGATGCGATACCTACGAATTTCGTGCCTGATGGAATCTGTGTCATAGTGCAAAGATAGTAATTATTTTATGTATAAGTGAATCGATGAGTGAGACTCGTTTATCTTTACAACTATACGAACATCATCGTTTTCGTAAACGTTGTCTATGTAGGCGTCGGATCCGAATGTCTCTCTCTCGTAAATCAACTTCTCAATGTCTACAATCTCTGTCTCGTAAATATCCTCCTCTGTTGGCTCACTGAATGTCATACCGTACTTCTCTATTACCTCTACCGCTTGATTGTATAGCTCCTCATTGCTATCCGTTGCGTAGTTAAAGTAAGAGTACTGTCCTCTTAGTACGTCATAGTTCCATACATTGAACTCCATACCGAAGTAGAATACGTGCTTGTTTACGTTCTCCTGTGATGTTACCATTCCTGAAAGTAACAGTGCTGCTAGTAATGTGATCGTCGTTTTCATATCTAATAATTTAAAGTTATAACGTGAAGATATATACAAAAAATAAACCGCCTACCAAAAATATGATAAGCGGTTTAAATTCGTGACGAGTGGTAATTAACCTCTCTTCTTAGATCTTGTAGTAGCTGTAGTACGTCTAACTGGTGTACCTTTAGCTCTTGATGCAGCTTCAGCTTTCTTCGTGATGCGAGATCCAAGTCTCGTCTTCTCGAATCCAGCTTGATTAATCTGAGCCTGACGCTCAAACTGTGCTGCCTTCTCTTCTTGAGTACCCACTACAGGCTTCAGCTTGTCTTTAGGTGTCCTACCAGTAAGTGTTACAGCACCTTGATTAGTCGATGCAGTACCTTTATTCGAACGACCAGATGTAACTAAGGCTCCACCCTTTGCAGCAGTGTAGATCTCTCCTACCTCTCCTTTCTTAGCCATCTTCTTAACTCCAGACTTTCTTACAGCCTTTCGCTCTCCTTTGACTAACTTCTCATACTTTGGTTTTGTTGGCATGTCTTTTTATTTTTATGGTTAACCATTGCAAAGATAATCATTTTTGTTTTGTGTGACGATTCTTTACCTTAGGTTCACCCTTCGTGTCGTATTTAATAGCTCTGTCATTCTTCGTTTTAATCTTCTGATTACCACTTCTGTTTGTCTTTACCACAGTAGTCGGTCCTGAATTAGGAGTGATGATTTTCTTCTCTCTTACTACCTCTCCCTTTCTGTTGGTCTTCGTAATAGTCGTAGCTTCGCCAGTTTTTACTGGCTTCTTGTATTTACTATTTTTATTCGTGATACCTGCGTAATCCATTCTGTTAGATACAGTCGTTGTCTTCTGTCCGCCAAGTAATCTATTCTTCGATTCAGTACTTTTCTTTTCCCATCTAATATCTCCCATGATCTATTTTTTTTTTACAAAGATAGGTATTTTTAGTAACAACTGGTGAGTTGAGTTTATGCTTCATTTTTCGCAAAATTCAACCCAGTGTTACATAAAACACTGATAATCAATAAGTTTGACGGAACAGTGTCGAATTAGTGTCGGTTTAGTGTTGGTTAAAGTGCTGATAATCAACAAGTTTGACGGTTGTGTTGAATTGAGTCCACTCATTATATATATGTACTTATTACCTGTTTTTACCCTCTAACTCCCTTCTCAAATCTAATAATAGCTAATTCAACACATTCAACACTTTTGAGGATTGACGGGGGTTGTAGCGTCACTAATTCAACACTAATTCAACACTAATTGACACAAACCGACATTTTTCACAGATTGTTAAAATTTTAACATGTTGGTTTCGCATGCTGAGTGTTTGGATAATATACCCAAATTTATCGACCCGACCCTAAAAGGAAAACGTTCGAATTCGATGACGGGGGTGTATGATTTCAGAACTTCTGTTCTAACTTTTTGGCTTTTTTATTTACGGGCTGCCAGTATGCATGCATGAACGTTTGACGTGATCTGATCCTGACTGACTGTTTGACGTTTGGCATGCTGCGCTGTTTGTACGTCGGGAGGCAATTGTTTCTTTTTGGATCGCGGACCAATGTCTATTTAACATAATACTAATTATAGGACAGCATTATTTATCGAATGCCTAACTGCCTGAATGACAGCAACAAAGCCGACAACAAACGGTTATTATCGGAAGCAATTTGATCCTGCTGGGCATACTTAGACGTTGAATTATCCCCCCATCCACCAACCCAACCACAAAGCATAAATACACCCACACACGTACGCGCGCACGTATAGCCTACCTAAATCACTAATAATCAGCAGCATAACAAATCGTTCTACTATTCGTCGAACATTTGGTGTCATTCGTCGAAGAAAAACAGTCATTCGTCTAAAAAATGAAAAATAATTGCATAAAGTCATTGTCATTCGAAATACCTGTTGTATGTTTGTTTCAAGCAATCAGGATATCGATTGTTAAGTTCTTTGTTTCTTGTAACATGCGTCTCTTAAGGTAATTCCAAAGGACAAACGGGAAACCGATTAAATGTAAGCTTTTCACGCATGGGGCTTAATCAAAAGAAAACAATTAAAGATGTCCGATAGAGGGAACGGGGCTGTGAAGTCTTGAAAGCCAATTCCCTCGCATTTACTGGTGTGTGCCAGTACTGACGATCCAAAAATGGTGAAATGCAGTGTAACTTTTAAAACTTAGAAATTATGGAAGCAATAAGAATTGTGTCAATCAGTGAGTATGCAAATGAAAGAATGGAGTATGTTCTTTCGAACGATGACAAGGTAGTCCTTTGGGACGATGGTGAGTTATACCATTCAGATGGGACTTTGTCACTTGACGAATACGAAGAATTTTTCGAGCAGTACGGAATTAGATTCAGACCTTAATTACTAACTAAAAACCTAGAAATTATGAATCAGTCAGACAGAATAAACGGAATAATTAACTTAAAGCAGTTAGTTAAGGAATCAATAATGAGTACAAATAGCTTTGGAGGCAATAAGAAGCATAAAGAAGTGTTTTTTATGTTTATACTAAAGAAGCATATATATTCAGTTCACTTTAGTAAATAACATTTTAACAGGGGGCGCGACCTATTCAACGCGCGTAAGTTATGAGCGCAAAGATCGAAAGAATTGAAGGTCAATTTGAAGTAATTGGATATTACTTGAACGGAATAAAAATTAAAGAAAGTAAGAGAAGAGTAAAGCTATGGTAACACTAACATTCAAGACATATCACGGTGAGTACAAGGTTATTCACCGTGATTTTAAAGATGACAGGCATATGGAAAATTTTGTTGCCTTAATGAGTAGAAAGTACAACTATAAACTTATTGGATATGAAAATCGAATTTGAAAACAGAAGCAGATCAACAAGAAGTGGATTTGCACACGATACGAAAGTATATATCGACGGACAGTTTGAAATCAGCACGTCAGCGCATTATCTAAACAGAACGTGGGAATCATACGCTTTTCAGTCAGTAATGAAGCAAGCACTGCATCTACTGATTGATGCTGAGAAAGAACAGCTAAAAGCTGAGTACAAACAGCAGACAGGACGGAAGCGAATTTCAAAAGATATGACGTTCACGAATGAGCGTATTGAGTTATTAACAAAGAAAAGACAGGAGTTATGAAAACAGATAAAGCAGGATTTAGCACAACAGACGGGCAAATCAAGAGATTATTAAGACTGAACATCGGATTGAACAACAATCCATTCAGCGCAGACGAAATTTTAGACGTACTGCCGTTATTCATGAGGGTAGACAGCCATTCAGTACAGACTGGCGAGTACAACGGAGAAGTTGAGCCTACGTTAGTAGTAGTAGGCTTGACAGACAGAAGCTTTGACGCAATTAAGGACATCCTTACTGCCTTATCTTTAGACTTAACACAAGACTGCATTGCTTTCCGTTATGGCGGAAAGGGAGATTTGGCTTATCGTCCTGATTTTACAGGTGAACGATATGAGTTTGACGAACAATATTTTATTTAATTACAATCATCATGGGAGCAAGTAATTTTTATTTCAAGAACGCAAGGGCATTGTATCCGTTATTTACGGATATTCCTGAGGACGAATATTTCGATTATCACGAAGAAGGACAGAATATAGCTGAATGGATCGATGAATTAATAGGTCTTGACAGCGTGGAATTCGAACGCATAGGAGATAACAGATCCTACCCTGAAAGAAGTCTAGGCTGCAAGCAGCTAAGTTATACATTCGGAGACTTCACACTGTACGTAGAAATTCAGCCAGTAATGAGAGCAGGATACTACGAAGGAGCATGTTTAGACTACAACATAAAGTACAGTGATGACTTTGGATACGAATTCGACAGCATCGAAGACATCAGTGTAGACAGCTACTATTCAGACATGAACGCAGGCTTGTGTGCAATTGCTCAGGTAAGAGCGCAAATAATGGCACGCGTACTGACTGACAAATTGACAGACATCATGGAGGAAGCATTTGCGAAAATCGCAACTCCATATAAGTTATTAGGAACGGCAAGTAATGGTGAAACATTTTATTCAAAACTATGAACTTAAGAAAGCTAGTACAGAAAGTAGAACGTGAGGGCTTTGGATCTTACTGCCTGAGAGACGGTAGTGAGATCTTTGGTCCTCGCAACCTAATGACTACAGAGTTATATACTAAGATGTCAGTCAGTGATGCAATCAGGCAGCATATTCACAATCATGGCGTATTATTGGAACAGCCAAATATTTATATGTTGGTTTTTAAAGGACCGTATTTTATTTCAATCGGAAATTATGAGACAGTATAGGGTATCAGTTAAGCTACCGTACGATAGTGTGGAGCTTATATATGTTTTTGTAGCCAGTGGAATGGTTGACTTGTTTGATCAGGTCCACGGCTTAATGTCAGCTACTTGCGATGACTACGATATAGTATCAGTCAGACGTTGCAGTGAGAAGGTAGCTATTCATGTAGATTATTTATATTTAAATTAAGTAGTTATGAAAAAAGACGAAATAAAAGTACTGATAGACTCGGAGGAAAAGTTTAATAAAGCAAAGTCTTTGTTGCTTGAGTTCGATCAGGACGTAGAGGTATTCCCTGAGTTTGGTTACCGAGGCAATAATCATCACATATACTTTAATTCATTTTTTGATGAGTGGTGTTTAACTGAAACAGATTGCGCTGCAATTGAAGAGCAAGTCACACTAGACCAGCTAAGAGAGATCCTCAGTGTCGAATCAACACAAAAAATGTCGGATTAATGTCGAATCTGTGTCGCTGAAAGTCCCGTAAATATTGGTTAATGTCGGTTGTGTTACATTTGTTCTATTCAATACGTGTAAAGAAATAGTATAATGTATAAAGTATATAGAATAAATTCAGCACAACCGACACTATTCAGCAATGACGGGGCATACAGCAACACTAAACCAACACAAATATGGAAAAATTCAACACTGGCGATAGGGTAATCGTCACTTATACAGGAAAGAAGGGAGTTGTAACATCAGTTCATGACAGATATGTAGGTGTAAGGCTATCAGGAATGAATTCACCTTACATATACTCTGAATCTGTACTCAAACACGACACAACAGACAGCATATCACTGACTGTAGATTTATCTGTTTCTTTATTGCTAGGCTTCCAGACTTTCGTTATATTTGCGATGAATGATTTGGATCTTGCAGGAATGATTGGAGGATTAGCGATGTATGTTACGTCGTTTATGGTATTGAAAAGGAATTAATGTGTTGTTTCATTGATAAAGGAACACTAAAAACATGTAGAGACGTAAATAGTGCTACACAACACAGCGGACTTATCATCCGCATTATAGTCAGGTGGCGGAATTGGTTAGACGCAACGTGGTATGGCAATACAGAGGGTGATGGTGTATGTCCCATCAGCGGTGAGTTACCTCTCTTATTACAGGTTCGAATCCTGTCCTGACTACGAGCGGTGAGACCGAAACGCAGCCGCAATAGATAGGAGGAAAAGCTTTTAGGAAGCAAATCCAAGTTGATGCGCAAATTGGCGAACGGTGACAAACGGGGAGAGACCCGTACATGGCTCCATAGCTGTGAGGATCGCAACCGAAGCAGTGAGTGGGTAAGTGACGACACATAGTCTTACACTCCGTAATGCGCATTAGGAGATAAAAAAGGGTAAGGCTTTATGTATGTAGCTTGCAAGGTAGGTTCGATTCCTGCTGGAGCCACGCAAACGTTAATTAGGTAAGCGGTACGACAGCGGTGTACTGTCGTTAATTTTAATTCACAATCATCATGAGATACTGGATATGTCAAGTAAGATACGGACCGAATGAGTTCTACGTCACGTTAGAGTGTAACGATGTCGGTGATGCAGTACTTGCGTTAGGTGAGTACTTGTATGAGTTAGATCCGACGGGAGTTTTTAGTGTAACATCAGTCAGCCAGTCAGAATGTGATATCATACTGGAGGACACAATTTTAAATTAGTGGATATGGCACATTTCTTAGATAAAAAAGGTATTGCAACGGAGACACTTAGAATGGAGATAAGAAAGTCGCCTGCTGTTGTTCAAGAGTATATTTCTTTCCTTGAAGGCAAATTACACAAACCTACTGTTAGCGTATCGGTTTGCCCTGAATGCGGTTGCAATAAATTACAAGATGATGGACTTGATTATAGATCATGTCTTAATATTCTATGTGAATGGAATGGGCAAATTGGACGCTAACGATAGGCGTATAAGAGAAGTTAATGAACTAATTTAAGAGATTATGAGTAGAGATTTGTATAATGACAAGGTAGAAATAAGTGTAGTAACATTAATTGAAATGAGAAGGGCTTTTAGAGCATTGGAAAAAGATGATCAAAGTTATATACATCGAGTTTTTCCTGATGATTATGTTTTCGGAGCAATGAAAGAAATTGAAGATGTTTACAAAAATTATATGGGAGAAAGCAAAGCCCCTTAATTTCTCTTATACGCTGTTAGCAAATCGTTTTAATGTTTGCTAACGGTTCTCGGCTTGGCGAAGTTGCCGAACACAAAACTTCAATAGTAGTACAAAATTTTAAAATTAAGATAAAATGTCAAACAAAGAACAAAACGGCAATTTTGCCAAACCGATGTTAGCAGATGTTTTTGTTTATTCAGGCGAGTGTAAACTTGGTAAAATAGGCGAACCAACTGCTTTAAAAGATTTTACTGGTAAAGATTTATTTGTTGGCGATATTGTCATTACATCCGTTATTGATGAATGGGGTATATGTACAAATAACGGTCTTACGGTAGTTGTATCGGACGAATTCAACAATAAATTAGTATCAGAAGAAAACTGGGGCAATGGTCATTTTGTAATGGGTATCAAGACTGTTGATTTTATGGGTAAAGATTCTGAAAAATGGATTGTAACTAAAGTCAAATCTTTTGAAGATGTTGTCGTTGGTGAGCATTGGAAAGATTATGGCTTCAACTATCGAGCGGAGTAGTTTTAAAATATCTGCTAACGTTTTCGGGCTAAGCGAAGTTTAAACCTTATGTGAGGTGGGTTAATACCTCATTAACAATATAAAAACAAATAACAAAATGAAAGCGATTTACAGATTAAAATTTAATTGCGGAAGACAAGGACAATTAACTGGTGTTTTTATTGCCGAAAAGGAAAAGGTAAAAGTTCTTTTAGAAAATGGAATTGAAATTTATTGGGGTGAAGTTTTAGGAAAGCACTCCGAAGTTTACGGACCATTAGATGATGGAGAGTTAACAATGGTTTCAGAAAGCGAAGAGGCAATAAAAGTAATTGAAGAACTTGGACTTGAAAGTGGTTACAATCCATTTGAATACACCGCAATAAATTTTAGCCACGAAGGAATTGAAGAAGGCGATTGGACTATTGATGAATTGTGTGATAAGTTAATTGAGTTACAGGCGGGAAGCAAGGTTTAAATTTTGCTTAACCCGTGTTATAAGTCTGGTGGGCATTTTCGCACACTTGCTTATAACGTTTTGGTGCTTAGCGAAACGGCTTGAGCATAGCGTACTTGTCGAGCCGATTTGCTAAACACCTGTTATGCGACGTATTTTTTTAACAATTAAAATTAAGTAAAATGATAAAATCAAACGAATTAAGAATTGGAAATTTAGTTAAACAAGGTGATGTAGAATCAATTGGAGGTTCATTAATACAAGTTAGCAATACGATTTACGAATCCGAACGGATTGAGCCTATTGAATTAACTGAAAAATGGTTGTTAAAGTTTGGTTTTAAGAAATCAAAAGTAAGTAGCCAATTTGACAAAGAAAAATTAACAATACAAATAGCAAATAAATTAGAGTATCATAAAGAAGGTAGAGTTTATTTTAATTCTTGGGCTATTTTAGAAGAATCTATTAAATACGTTCATCAACTTCAAAATCTATACTTTGCTTTAACAGGTGTCGAATTGGAGTTGTCGTCAAATGTTGCATAACTAGTGTATAAGCGCACTAAAAAAGAACATGAATCATGCGTATTAACTTAGTTTTTACTTGCAAATACACACTTAGTTTCGATCACGATTTTGTATTTGTTGAGAAGTACAACTTCTTAGTAAACAAAAAGACAGGAAGGATACTAAAGCAAATAACAAAAGGTGGATCTATAGGTTATGTACTGAAGGGTAAGTTTCACACACTAACAAGCTTAAGACAGTCGCTTGTTAAGATAGCTAAACCAGACTGTCCGTTTTAAGTTATGATATATTTAGCTTTATGGATCTTAGGATTCACAATCATGGTCTTTGGGTCATTACAGAAGTACAGCCTGCTTCGCTTAAGCATGATAGGCTTTGGTTTTGTCAGTATGTTTGCTGGCATGTTTTTAACGTTTAAGTGGATGATGTTATGAAGGCAACAAAAAATGAAGAAGCGGCAATGTTTGAGTGCTACAGGAGGATGTACAAGGCATCAACACCGTCAGCAGATTTTGATAAGCTAGTGGAGGAAGCTGAAGTAAACGAGCAAGGACAGAAGGTCATTGACTTTATGTCTTACGAGATTAGTGAGTCTGAGTACATGCAGATACTTGATGATGTTATCAAGGAATTTAAAGTAAAACCTAAGTACAAAGCGCAAGCATTTAAAGTATCCATACATCTTGGATGTTCACCTAAATTTAAGAGAGATGAGACAGTTAGTTTATAATGCAGTAAAGTGCAACGAGTGCGGTGATACTATAGTAAGCTACAGTAGGCATGACTACAAGCACTGCTCGTGTGAAAACGCGATGGTTGACGGAGGTGTTGACTACGCTCGTTACGGTGGTAAGAACATCGAGAAGATCAGTATATATGCAGACGACGACTTTGAGTTAGTACGGAAGTATGCTACGAGAGGAAGCCGTGGACCGAACGGTGACCAGCCGTTATCGTGGATCGCGATATGCGATATGGACGACGACTACCTTCAGGCAGTCCTTGATTATGGTGGGGCTGACTGGCACTTGGATATTATTAGGAAAGAAATTAAATATAGGGGGTTATGAGAACACTAGAAGAAGAAGCAGAATATCATTACGATATGACTTATATGATGGGAAAAGATGACTCATTAAAGCCATATGTAATAAATGACTTCATAGCAGGAGCAAACTCTAAATGGGTACAAGCTGAAAAGATTAAGGCACAGATTTCAGAAAATGAAAGTGTTCTTGAAATGCTCAAAGTTCACGGTAATGATTCTTCTAAATTCCGTGTATCAATGCGTATAGACCAATTAAGACAACAACTAAAACAACTTGAAGATGAAAGCAAAACTGAAGAAAACAAGTGATGGCTACGAGCTGCATAAATTAGATGAAGAAAGCAATCTATACATGCCAGTAGCTTATCTACCAAGAAGAGCGTCATGCAGGATGTACTATATTTCACAACAAAACTGCGATTCATTGTTCGGAGTAGTTGATGTTGAGAAGTTGGCAAGTGACTACGCAAATAAAAGACTTAATGAAGAATACTCGTCAAGCGCAGGTAACTTCCAAGCATTCAGTAGTTCATTCAGAGATGGCTTCAACAAAGCAATGGAGTTGAATAAAGAGAACACTCGTAGAGTTGTATATGAGATAATGAATCACATTGGTGAAGAATACCAAGGAGCATTTATGGATTCTCAAGGATTAGAATTGATTCGGATTAAAGAAAAGTATTTTGAATCAGACAGAACTTTAGAGTCGTTCTTAGAACCAACAGAAATAGAAGTGATGATTGTGATGGAGGATGTAAAGTATTTTAGAATGGCTCAACGCCCAAAACTCGACTCAGAAGGAAATTTAATACTTAAGAAGTTATGAAAAGAAAAATAGCAGACTGGTTGTATAGCTTCTGGTACAATAACCATACGCACAATTGGATTGTCTTTACTCCTTGCTGGAGAGAAAAATGCAGGCATTGTGGAATAATTAAAGATCAAACCAAATAATATGAGAACAAAAACAATATCACTGTTTATATTTTTAGTAGTGTTTACTTTAAATATAATTCCAATACTAACAGGATTAGTATTTATAATTTTCGACTTAAACTTCATTGATGGGTATTCACTCGGATTCATAATTACAGGTCTATATCTATTAAAATTCGCTGACAAATGAAACTATACAAATTCAACAGGCAGACATTACGTTACAGAAGAACGTACCTGCCACACGGAATAATACTAGCACTGACGTTGTTACTAATAGCAGCAATAAGACACAAACCGAAAGACACACACACTGTAGAGACACAGACAGTAGTACTGAAGCCGCTGATACACACTGTTACTGCAACGTACTACAACGCTGAGGCAGCACAGTGTGACAGCGATCCAAGCATCACGGCAGACGGCAGTAAGGTAGTACGTGGCGTCAGGTGGGTAGCACTGTCGCGCGACCTACTCAGACGTTGGGGTGGTAAGTTTGACTACGGTGATACTATCTACGCTGCTCATTCGGACAAACGTATTGAAGGTCTATGGGTGGTACATGACTGCATGAACGCTAGGTTTAAGAACAGAATTGATTTCTTGATAGAGAAAGGACAGTCGTTCAATGGTGTAACTAAAGGTGTAGCGATATGCGTTATGAGCAGCTCAGGGAGGAAATGATTAGAGATATTAACAAGTACAGTCAGGTAGATCAGTTCTTGATTATAGCAAGAATAAAGCTGATAGATGAAGTCCTGAAGCGAGGACAGCCTACCAGACTAGCTAAAGAAAGCAAGGAGGAACTATGCAAGCTAAAGCGTTTTTATGAAAGACACTAGGCAAGGATCTAGGAAGCATGGGTTTCCATGTTGCCGAGTTAATGGAAAGGTACCTGTACTTCAAGCTAATGATGTTTGAGGAAGGTCTAGAGAAAGAAAGTGATGAATTAAATCGATTAAAACAGAAGTATGAAAGTAAGAGTAAAGAACGCACCTAAGTCACACTGGTATGCAGGTATGGAGGGCAAGGAATTTGAGGTCATAGGAAAGTCTGACGAGCATGAGGCATGGCTTGTAGAGGTTCCGAAGTACACTGGTCGGTTCATCTACTATGTTGATTGTGAACCTGTAGTATTATTTAAAATTGTGTTAAAGAAAACAAAAACTCCACTAGATGAACTTTATCTAACTGTTGGAAAGGAGTACGATGTAGTAGGAATAAGTAATGGAGACAACTATGTCGTATTAAATGATATGGGGGCTGAATTCTTTATTAGCATGGATATGATAGATGTGACAGCTGGAAATAAACCACTAAAGGTTACTATCATTGACAGTCACTACGACAACAGTAACGGTAGCTTGTATAAATTTGCTGAGGATCACGGCTTGAATGCGTATGAATTCGAAACAATTAAGCGCGTAGTAAGGAGCAGAAAGAAGGGTGAATTTATTTCAGACATAGAGAAAACAATTCGAGTACTTAATCTGTATCTTGAAGAGCAGAAACATAAATATGAAGGACAGTATGAACAATTAAATGATAAACTATGAAAACAGTATTTAAAGTAGGAGACAAAGTGTTTGACATAAAGTACGGATGGGGAGTTGTTGATAGAATATGGTCAGACGGAATGTATCCAGTTTCTGTAAAATTCTTAATTGACGAAGAACACTATACATACAATGGTAGGCAATATCCAAAAGATCCTCCACGCCTATCTTTCACCGAGTACACACTTCAGGGCTTCAGTCAGGAGCGTCCAGTAGTACTTCCTGAAGTTGGTGAGTTGGTTTTGGTAAGAAACCATGAAATAGAGAGGTGGCGAACTTTTGAGTTCCACAGCTTTGATGGTCTTTTGTATAACTGTTTTAATCAAGATGGGTTCATTGCATTTAAGGAGTGCAAACGTTTTAAATTTATTGAGGAATGAAAGCACACGAAAAGATAACAGTAATAATTGGCTCAGGAGGTAGTGGAAAGACTACAGCAGCCAAAGAGATAGCTAATGATTATAGCAATGTGATTTGGCTTGATGGAACGCAGCCAATACATCCATTCTTCTACCAAAGATGTAAGGAAGACACAGAACTAGTTATAATAGAAGAACTAAAGAACGCTGGCAACTTAATGCGATTTGCGGCAGCAGCTATGGATGGAGTATGTGTTGAGCATCGAGGTAAAGATCCTTTCTACATAAATCCAAGGATAGTAGTTGTGTGTAAGCCTGATGTTAAGCTACCAATGGAGTCTGTAGCTTTTCAGAGACGTTTTAATGTTGTTGATTGTGATATGAAACTAACAGCTAATTAGTTATGAAGGCATACATAAAAGAATCTTGGGTTGGATGGGTATTTTGGACAACACCAGTAATAATTTGGTATCTACTTAAATAAATAATCATGACACCGAGAGATAAAGCAGAAGAGTTAATTTGTAGGTTTATGGTAATTCACACTATTTTACATTGTAAAAATGGCTGTATCACAATAGACTCAATAGGTTTAGAATCTTCAAAACAAGCATCACTTGTATTAATTGACCAAATATTATCAGGTGAGTACGTTTATTTAAACGAAGTTCAGATTGAATTCTGGGAAGAAGTAATAACAGAAATAAAAAACTATGAGCATGAGAAAATGGACTGATAAAGAAGATAAACTCATTATGGAATATGCAGAAAAGCATAAAAATCATATTAGGAATGGATTCAAAGAACTATCTTTAATAATTGATAGAAGCAGTGATGCTATAGTGAACAGGTTCTATAATAAATTAAATAAATTTAATTCGCTATGAAAGCATTACAGATAAACCCATCAAATATAGTTAAGTTAACTTATGACTATCCAGATGAAATATCAGATCATATTAAAATAACATTTTTAATGACAGATGGAAGCACAGAAGTATTCGATTGTCCAATATCAATATTCGACAATTTTATTGTAGATCTCAACTTTATTCGTTTAACATGAAAGCATGGCAAGATTTAGAACAGACAGTAGCACTATACTGGACGGGAGACGACAGAGAACCTAAGAGCCACTACTATATCGATCACGGTGTGAAGATAGAAAGGTTTGCAGATGACGGACGGTTTGAGATCAAGAACGTACAGCTAGCAGGCGACCACTACGAAGACGTCAGTGAGGAAGAAAGAAAGGTATTCGAGACTGAAGGCTGGCTTGACGGATGTTACTTTGTATGTCAGAACACATACACACGACGTCTGAACAAGGTAAACTACTTAATATCAGTCGAGAAGGACTTAAATACGCTAGATGATTTAATGGTAAGGAAGGCAGTACTAACAAAAAAGTTGGACAGGTACTATGAATTGTCATCAAAATTGTCTAATTTTACACCGCAATAATTTAATTCAAATAAAGTATGAGTAAGAAACACTGGAGAAATCTGATTCAGGATCAGAAGTACTTAGGGTCGTGGGACCTTGAGGTTGACGGGAAGTACACACCCGTAGTAGTAACAATAGAGAAGATCTACGTAGGCGAGTTCACATCGCAGGGAGGCACAGAATCTAAGCCTTTCGCCAAGCTAAAAGAATTTCAGAAGCCAATGGTGCTACAGATTGCAAACTTCACACGTATGGAGAAGCTGTTCGGCACAATGGACTGGGAGCAGTATATTGGTAAGCAGATCGTGCTAGGAGTAGAGAACGTTAAGTTCAAGGGTGATGTTATCCCTGCATTACGTTTCTCATCACGCCCTGTACCTCAGCAGACGAAGGCTGTACTTCCAACAATGACTGACGCAGAGTTTGAGAAAGCGTTAGCTAACTTCAAAGCAGGCAAGACAACAGTAGAAAAGCTAGAAAGTCTTCGAACACTAACAGCAGAACAGAAAGCCCAGCTGGTATGAATATCAGGGAAGTAATCAAGTTCCGAGCAAGCGGTGCGGCACCACTGTTTCTCGGAACTGATGGGCTGACTGAAGCTCAGAGAAGAGAGTACGACTCGCTACTAGAAAGACAAGAGCAAGCTAAAGAAGATCCAAAGAAGAAGCTGACAGACAACATGCTTCAGAAGCTTGAGCAGTTTAAAGCTATTGATGATTGTGAAACAGTAGAGCTGTCTGCAGGTGCAAAGACTTACGTTGAGGAGCTAGTAAATGAGTTTCACTTTCAGTACAAGTCTACTCACGACAGCAAGGAGAAAGAGAAAGGTACGCAAGCAGAAGAGGAAGGCATCGAGGTACTTAACGCGTTACTGTTCACAAACTATCAGAAGTCAGACAGCTCACTCGCTTGGGGTCCACTTAAAGGACATCCAGACATTGAGGACGACATAGATCTGATGATAGCTGACATCAAGTGTTCGTGGACAAAGAAGACGTTTCCAAAGCTACCAAGACACATAAGCAACAGTACATACGAGTGGCAGCTGAAGCTTTACTGCTACATGAAATCAAAGATGACTGGCTTACCATACAGAAAGGCTATGCTTGCTTACGTCCTTGTAACAACACCTGAAGAACTTATCCCTGACTACGAAGACGACTCGCTTCACTACATGGAGGACTTGGATCTTAAGGACAGGGTGACTAGAGTAGAGTTTGAACTAACTGACGCTGACATAGCGCACATCGAAAGAAGGGTAGCAGCAGCCCTTGATTATGCTGAACTATATTATAATGAATTGTTAAATAAAAACAAATGAGTTACAAACTAACAGGAACAGTAAAGCAAGTTGGAGACGTAGAACAGATTTCCGATAAGTTTAAGAAAAGAACACTAGTGGTAACGGATAACAGCACAATGTATCCACAGCACGTAACGTTCGAAGCGACACAAGACAAGACAGATATGCTGAATACTATCTCAGTAGGTGACGAAGTAGAGGTGTCATTTAATCTAAAAGGACGCGAGTACATCGACAAGAACACTGGTGAGGTAAAGCACTTCAACACCATCGAGGCATGGAGAGTTGAAGCACTTACATCAGCACCTGTAGCGGCTCCAGTAGCGTCAGCAGGTTCAGATATGCTGATGGAAGAACCTCCATTCTGATCTAACGGGCGGTGAAATATCCGCCCATTTTTAATTTTTTTATCCGATAAGTATGTTAATAACCATTTTTGAAAACTATAACGCAACAGATAAGCCACACTATATCTCTGTTGACAGTGTGGTGAATCGGATAAGAAGCGGTAAGTCAAAGGAGCTATGCAACAGCATACGGCAGGAACCACAGAAGGAAGAAAGGAATAAACTGAAGTCACGCCTGCCAGCAATATGCTTTGGCGGTAAGTTCACAACCCGTTCAATGGACGGTCTAGCTGAACCTTCAGGGCTTATGACTTTAGACTTCGACGGTTTCGAATCCAAAGAAGCACTTGAGACTAAACGCTTCGAGTTTGAGATGGACGACTACACACACATCTGCTTCTTGTCTCCATCAGGTGACGGACTGAAGGTAGTGGTACGAATCCCTCCAGCAGACAAGACATCATACAAGCAGTACTTTAAGGCACTAAAAGAGTACTACAACACTACATACTTCGACAACTCATGCTCAGATATCAGTCGCATCACTTACGAGTCATACGACGAGAACATATTTGTAAACAGTCAGTCGTTAGTGTGGGACAAGAAGATAGAAGAAAAGCCAGTAGAACAGAGAAAGGTTCTGATACCAACAGATGACACTAACAAGATAGTTATAGGTATCTTAAGTTGGTGGAACAGGACTCACGGACTCGTATCGGGAAAACGTAACCACAACATGTTCGTCCTTGCTTCAGCACTGAACGAGTACGGTGTAGACAAGACAGAGGCACTTTCTACATGCTTGCAGTTTGTGCAGCCTGACTTCAGTGAGCGAGAGATTACTACAACAGTTGAGTCTGCTTACCGAAACACGGCACTGTTTAACACAAGCCAGTGGGAAGACAGGGCAGCAGTAAGAGAGGTAGAACGTCTTGTAGCTAAATCAGTACCCGTAGAGACGATTAGAGCCATTATCCCTGAAGCGACGGAGGATAACATTAACGACATAAAAGAGAACGTCTCAGAGATAGACTTCTGGTACTTCAACAAGAACGGTGGTGTAGAGTTCGTTAACCACAGGTACAGAGACTTTCTTACTGACAACGGTTTTTACAAGTACTACGCATCAAGGGACGGTACGTTTGTTCTTGTACACATGGAAGGTAACATTATCAGGCAGGTTCTTGACGATCACATTAAAGATTTTGTCATCAACTACTTGTATAATAAATCTGATAAGCGTATCTTTGACGCGTATTCGGGCAGCACTAAGCTACAGAAGGAAGACTTTCTGTCGTTCCTGCCTAACGTGAACAATAACTTTATGCGAGACACAAGGAACTACTCACACATCTACTACAAGAACTGTGCTATCAGGATTGGTAAGGACAGTATCGAGCAGCTTGACTACAGCGACTTAGGTGGTATAGTGTGGGAGAAGAACATCCTTGACAGGTCGTATGTAGGTCACACAGACTACAGCGGATGTGAGTTTGAGAGGTTCCTTTCGAATATCTCAGGAGGAGAGGAAGGCAGGTTAAACACCATGCGCTCAACACTTGGGTACATGATGCACAGGTTCAACGACCCTGCATACAACCCTGCTGTCATTCTGAACGACGAGACGATTTCAGATAAACCTGAAGGTGGTACTGGTAAGGGTATCTTTGTTAACTCGATTTCTAAAGTTCGAAAGACCGTACACATAAACGGAAAGAACTTGGATCCGAAAAACAGGTTTGCCTACCAGCGAGTAACACCTGACACTCAGGTTATTGCGCTTCAGGACATCGAGAAGAACTTTCCTTTTGACTCGCTGTTTTCTATCCTCACTGAAGGGATGCCGATAGAAGTAAAGAACCAGCAGGAGATGTTTATACCGTTTCAGGACCTAGCGAAGTTTATTATCACAACAAACCACGCGATCAAAGGTGACGGTAACTCGAACAACAGACGTAAGTGGGAGGTTGAATTCACTCAGTACTACTCTGAGAACTTCACACCTTACCATGAGTTTGGTCACACGTTGTTTGATGACTGGAGTGAGGAAGAGTGGGCGAGATTTGATTCGTTCATGATCTCTAACGTACAGCTGTACTTAAGTAAGGGCTTGATTAAGTCTAAGTTTAAGAACCTGAAAGTTAGGAAGTTCTACATAGCTACATCGCATGAGTTTGCTGAGTGGGCGTTGGGTGAAGATAAGGAACACGCGCTGAAGCCAGACATCGACTACATAGGACAGAACGTGATGAATGACTTTATGGAGAAGTACCCTGACTACGGTCAGTACGGCAAGATAAAGCTTACGCACAGGACGTTCTACAGGTGGCTTGATGAGTACGCTAAGTTTAGGTACGGCACGAAGCTCATTGAGAAGAGATCTGCAATGGGAAAGGTTATTAGTTTTTATGAAGAAAAGAAACAACTTAGAATAGATGAGTTTAGTTGATGAATACAAGGAAGTAAGGAACCAACTCACAGAGATAGAGTTCCTTTATAATAAGTTCGGGGCATACAGTGGAGGTATCGATTTTGTCGATGCCGTCCATGAAGCCTTAAATAAGAAAGGTAGAGATTTAGTTTGGTGGTGTGGTATGTTTAGTAACTATCACAATCATGATGACTACTACATTGGCAGCATCATTCAGACATCGAAGCACATGAAAAATATATCGCTTCGGTACTTGAATGAGCAGGACTACAAAAAGTTTGAGCAGTGGTTTGCAAACTGGAGGGACACGCTTATTATTAGAAACTACTTAAATCCAAATGCTTATGCGAACGAAGGAAGAGATAATGTGGGAGATAGTTCAAATTGAGCAGAAGATCCGTAAGTGTAAGCACTACGAGATGCTACCAGAGTTAGAGAACTATGAGTATCAGTTAAGTGAATTAAATAAAGAATTGGAGAAATTATGAGACAGCAAGAGTTTATAGGTTCAGATAAAATAAAGATAGAAAGAAAGATAGCAGAACTTAAGTCAGATAGATCTAAATTAGTTACAAGAAAGGGCGATTTAGAAGTTAAAATGATGGAGTTAAAACATGAAGTCAGGACATCTTCTAAGCAATTACCTGAAGAACGTTACAAGTTTATTACTGAAAAGCAACTAGAGTATAGACAGCAAATTTTAGAAATTGAAAAAGAAATGAGTTCAATGAAAAGTGAGATATCAAGACTTTCAATTGTAAAAGATGAAATTGAAAACGATATGTTTACAACTAATTCTTTTAATAATAATGAGTTATTGAACTCTTTGCTTTACCTGAAGAATAAATACTATGACTTCTCACTAGATAAAACTAGAATCCCTGCTATGCGAAAAATGACGCAAGATTTTATCGATGATTTGGATAAAATAGTTGAACTTATAAAGAAATAAACATGTTTGGATTTAATGTTTTAACAAATGCTGAACTAAAAGCTATTAGAAATGCAGCTTTTGAAAGAGGTGAAAGACACGGTAAAGAGATAGCAATAAACTATTTACGTGATGTTCAAAAATATGATTGTAAGCCTTTAAAAGATTTTGAAAAGGCAATTGTTATGAAATTCTTAGATGAATATAATTTAGAATTTGGGTATAACGCATTTGAAGGCGGATTTTATGTATTAAAGAGAACTAATAATTGAGAAGATGGAAGGATACGGAAGGTGGCTATTTTTAGCTTTATTTTTAATGCTAATATTTTTTTCAATGCTTGAATCTTGGTTTAAAGATAGAAAAGAATTTTGGATGCATTGCTTATTGTTTGTATTAATACCGATTGCTAGTGTAGTTATTTTTGGAGGGGCTTATTTTATTTATAATTATTGGTGAATTTAAATCAAAAAATATGACAAAAGAAAATTTTGAAAAAGCAAAAGAACTATCTAGGGAGATAGAAAAAATAGAATTATTCTTTAGTAATTTAAGGGATCATGATTTAGTAAGAGTAAGAAGAAATGACCCTCATACAAATGGCACTGGAATGACAAATCTTGATAAAGAATTTAATTTTAACAAGTCAACACATAATGCGTTAATCAAATGCCTTAAAGACCATTTACAGGTATTAAAAAATGAGTTTGAATTGTTATGAGAAATATACTATTAATATTAATGCTTGTTTCGAATCTTATTACCCCAATTCTAGTATGCGAATTATTTATATGCGAATTATTTAACGTTAAAGATAGTTTGTGTAGCTTAATTAGTCTTTGTTTGACTATGATTCATTTAGTTCCAACTTACAAAGTATTTATTAAACTTTTTTAGATACCATTTAAATGAAATTCACACTAAGATCATACCAAGAGGACATCATCCATCAAGTACGGCAGGCAGCTAAAGAAGGCAAGAAGAAAGTTCTTGTGTTCGCAGCGACTGGAGCAGGGAAGACAGCAATGGCTCACAGCATCATAAGCTCTGCAATATCAAGGGGTAATAAGGTGCTGTTCACGAGTCACAGGATAACGTTAGCAGAGCAGTCAGCTAAGGTGTTCTCTGACTTAGACTGCGGATACATCCAAGGGTCTAAGAAAAACTTCAGGGAGGACTACGGTGTAATCGTAGCTTCCTTGCAGACTCTAATCAACACAGAGATACCTGAACCAAACATCGTTATAATAGACGAGGTACACTACGGCTACGAGTCTAACATGATTCAGTCACTGTTTACTAAGTTTCCAAACGCTCTGTTTATCGGACTGTCTGCTACGCCTGTTGACGATAGAGGCTACCTTCTTGATGGATTTGATACCATAATCGATCGATATCAGACGAGAGACTTAATTGAGCTTGGTTATTTGGTCCCGTTCAAGGTGTACGCACCAATGACAATCGATGTGTCTTCAGTAAAGACAAAAGGAAACGACTACGATGAGAATGAACTTGAACTTGAAGTGAACAAGGAGGACATCAACGACTCCATTGTTGACAACTACATTAAGTTCGGTGAGGACAGAAAGTTTATATGTTTTGCTGTTAATAAGCGTCACTGTCAAGCACTAAAGCAGTCATTCGAATCAAGGCAGATACACACTGATGTTATATCGGCTGACACATCAAAGAAAGAACGTGAGCGAATACTGAAAGACTTTGCTGAAGGACGGATAAAAGGACTGCTGTCTATTGAGATCCTGACTGCTGGATTCGACGACCCGACAGTTAAGTGTGTGATACTTGCTACTGGCACGAAAGCTTGGTCTAAGTACATACAGTGCTGCGGTCGTGGTATCAGGCTTATGGGCGGTATCATTGGAGAATCAATTGCCAACGGTAAGTCAGACTGTGTGCTTCTTGATTTCGTTGGTAACGTTGAGCTACACGGTATGCCTGATGACAGGAAGTCGTTCATCTTTGGAAAGAAGATCTCACGTGTTATCGACAGAGAACTAGGACTTGACATCAGTGCTGAGGCAAGACAGACAGTAGAGCTGACAGAAGAAAAGAAGGTCTACCTAAAGCAGATAGGATCACTGCTTGACTTGTACGAAGGAAAGTACTACAAGCTTGAGTCTGAACTGCAGGAAGATGTGAACAACTACCTCGACAAGACTCACTTCTTTTGGTGGCGACAGAACTCAGGTAAGATGTTTAAGGAAGGACGATGGGTACACTTTGCATCAAAGTCTGGACTACCTGACTGCACTGTGTTCTACAAGGCTTCCTCACTGTTTTTTGGTATAGAGCTTAAGCTTCCTCATGGAAAACTTACTGACCATCAGAAGAAAACACTTCCTGAAATGACACAGCGAGGCGTGTTGTTTTTCATAGCTGAAACCGTTTATGATGTGTATAAGATTATAGAGCATGTTGAGTCTAATGTAAGTATTGATGACTCAGGTGTGTTTATGTCTAGCAATATATACAACCTCGACGAAAGGCAGAAAGAGTTAAGGAACAAATTAAATATACCGATGTATGAACGTCCACATAGCAGACATAAAGTACTGGCTGACTCCAGCGAATAAGAAAAGCCGTCTACATCCACTGATGGGTACGCTGAATAGATATCCAATAGTGATGGATGAAGACATGAAGGAAGACAGGTCTATGCTTATAAATACAATAAAGAGACACCTGAAGGGTAGAGTTTCTGACATGTCGAAGTATATTGTTAGATATGAATTAAGTAATGTTAAATTTTCAACAAAATGTCAATGGACGAAGCAAGGATAAAACAGATTTACGAATACTTTCAAAAATGCGGCAACAGAAGGTACGGTGACTGGGTGACTGAGATAAGAAGAAGCTTATGCATGGAACTTATAGATTCAAACGTAAACTACAACAGTATAGCTAAACTGTTAAACGTACACAGGACATCTGCTTACCACTACCAGAAGTTCAAGATAAACAAAATGATTTCCGATGTTGTAAGAAAGAATAAGTGGTATTGGATTGAGAACGGGCTTTACCCAATGACTGTATACATATCGGTAGATGGTGTTGTTGAAATGATGTATGAGTTAACAGAAGATCCAAAATACTTCACAAAGAAAAGAGTAGGAAGACCTAAAATGAAGTCTACAGACATGGATAGATTAATAGATTCTTTATAATTTATTTGGCAGTATAAATTAAAGCACATATATTTGAGTCCATGAATCGAAGTGTGCAATATATTAATTCGGTCATGGATGAGATTCATGAGCTGAATTCTGAGCTTTATGAAGCTCTCATGGATGGAAGTGATGACGACATAAATACCGTCATCAGAAACCTTAACAAGGTCTACACAGACATTAAAAAATCATTAAAGGATGAATAAAGAAATCAAGAAACGAGCTTCCGAGCTGTACGAATCAGGTATTGACAGTAGAGCAGAGATCTCTCGGATTATAATGAAAGAGATGAATCTCGATAACTTTCACTGGGTTAGGAATATTGTTCAGAGGACACTAGGTAAAAAGAGACAGTCGAAAGCTCTTATTGATGAATGCAAGAGAGTTGGTCTTAACGTTGAGGACGTATCTGTGTTCTGGCATAAAGGAAAGCAGTTCTCTATACTTTCAAATGCTAACAAGCGTCAGTTTGTTTATGAAGACTTTAAGCAAGACTTAATTGAAGAGATATCTAAGTGGAGTCCTGAATATAAAAAAGTAGACAGAGACAACACTGATGATCCACACTGCATGGTGTTCAGTCCTGCAGATATACATATAGGAAAGCTTTGTAGCGCGTTTGAGACTGGAGAGGAATACAACCAACAGATAGCAGTTAAAAGAGTCTTAGAAGGTCTTAATGGAATTCTTAGTAAATCAAGTGGATTTGATATCGATAAGATTATATTCATTGCAGGAAACGACATCTTACATACTGATACGCCTAAGAGAACCACAACATCAGGGACTCCTCAAGATACTGACGGTATGTGGTACGATAACTTCCTTATGGCTAAACGTCTTTTAATTGATATCATAGAGACGCTTACAGCAGTTGCAGATGTTGAGGTACACTTCAATCCAAGTAACCACGACTACATGTCTGGGTTCATGTTATTTGACTCTGTCTCTGCTTGGTTCAGACATAATAAGCAGGTAGAATTCTTTGGAGACATGTCTCACAGGAAGTACACTAGATACGGAAAAAATCTAATTGGAATGACTCACATGGATGGAGCTAAGGTTTCAGACCTTCCTTTACTTATGGCTCACGAAGCTGCTGACAATTGGGCTATATGTCCGCACAGATACATCTACGGTCACCACGTACACCACAAGACATCTAAGGATTTCATGTCTGTATGTGTAGAGACTTTAAGATCTCCATCAGGGACTGATAGCTGGCACCACCGAAACGGGTACCAACACTCGCCAGCAGCCCTCGAGGCATTTATTCATCACAAGAACCACGGTCAGGTGGCTCGATTAACACATTTATTCTAATATGAGTCTAGAAGAGCAAGTAAAACGTATTGAAAGCCAAGTAGTATTCTATAAAGAATGGCTTGAAATATATAAAGAACAGCTATCAAAACTTAAGTCGTTAGTTGAAGTCACAGCTAACGACCTTTATAACGGCATCGATAGATTTATTGATGTAAGCATAAAGGAAGAAAAGTACGAACACATACTTGGTGGCGACGGTAGATCACAACCTTGGAGTGAGACTAGGGTTGGTCAGGTAGCTGACGTTAAAATTAAAGCAGGTTACTACGTTGACGAAGATGACTTTGATATCATCACTGATTACGTCAGACGTAAGTACAACCCAGTACACATAAAGAAAGAACTTTATTCTTGGTAGATATGGAACCAAAACAGAAAGCTAGAGAGCTGTTTGATAAATTCAAGAAGAATAATAAAGACACTATTTTTAATGCTAAAAAATGCGCACTCATCGCAGTTGATGAGATAATAGAATCACAACCAAGCGTAATTCTTATGTCTATTGATGGAGATGAAACAGAGTACATGGATAAAAAACATTACTGGCAACAAGTTAAACAAGAAATCGAAGCACTATGAACCGAAGCAGACAACTACCACCTTACCACTACCTTAACCGACTAGATAAAAGAAAGAAAGACTGGTGGAGCTACTTGTGGCTACGTGATACAAGTTTTGAACGATTAAATCCTGAAGAATGAGCTTAGACATAAGATTAGCAACAAAGAAGCACGTCAGCTATGACAACTTGAAAACCTTTGAGGTAGAGTACGATACAGTGTTTGATTGCAATATAACGCACAACCTAAATAAAATGGCTGATGCAGCTGGAATATACGAGGCGTTATGGCGACCACATAGATTGAAGGAAGGTTATGATATCCCTGAGAATGACCACAAGGCTGAGTGGGAATATGAAGACAGTAACGAAGTAATAGCTAAAGACATTATTCCTATCGTTGAGAAAGGATTAATTGAGCTAAAAGAAAGACCTAATTTCTTTAAGCAGTTCGATTCACCAAACGGATGGGGTCTTTATGTAAACTTCGTTCCATTCGTCGAGAAATATCTCAAAGCATTAAAAGACAACCCCGAAGCTATAGTTCGGTGTGATAGATAATTAAAGGGAGCTTATTCGGCTCCCTTTTTCTTATACTTTAAATTGTATACAGCTACTGTCTTATCTGATATCTTTAAATCAGTCTTTGATATAGCCTCTCTTATTTCATTTATTTCAGACTCCTGAAGATCACCACCATATCTTTTGTTTATTAAGTATGCTTGCATCTCTGGATTAGATTCAAACAATATCGATATTACTTCAGGATCGATGTCACTTCTTTTAACATAATTTAAGTGCTTTAGTTTTTGAGACTTCTTGTACAGAACATCTTCTGGTCTGTTAAACTCAGAGTCCACCTTATCAAAGATCCACTTAGGAGTTATATCTTCACCTTTCTCCATCTTCCTTTTCAGCTCCATTCTTATCTTGTTTTCTTTCTCGTACAAGTAAGTGTTTAGATCTAATCTAAACTCCTCAGCCTCACTTTCAGATTGGATGGACTTAACATTGTTGTTAGTATATCTCTTGACCTTCTTTTGAGCTGCTTCTCCTACATCTCCTCCAACCTCTTTCATTGACTCAATAAAAGGTTTATCTCCTATTATTCCATTTGCCGCAGCATAAAATACTGCGATAGTTGGATTCGTTGATGGATTCGTAACTATCTTTTCGAAGAACGCTTTAGTTCTTATTGGGGACTCAAGTCCAATATGCTTGGTATACTTTGTTATCTCCTTATAGATGTCCTCAACTTTATCATCATATCGTCCTTCAGCAAATGGTCGAATAGGCTTATCAGGATTATCTCTAAATACCTTATCATCTGTAAATGTATCATAATTTATTCCATACGCAATTAAACCAGCTGCTAATGGATTTCTTCCAGCAATATCAGATGGAAGGAATGGAGCAGACATGGACAACGTCTTTCTAGTAAGTTCGTTATCATAACTAGCACCGAACACCTCTCCTGCTACTATTTGTTCAGATAGTGTTGAAAGAACAGACAAAAGTGGTAACTTCTTTACTCTATAGTATTCATAAGTCCACTCACCATTATTATCTTTCTTCTTGTTACCAGTAAAGATAATATGATACGAAGCCTTCTCGTGTTCTGATACAGATTTCATTGCTTCCTTCATCTTTCTCTTTACATCATCCTCATCATCACCATCCTCTCTAACTGCAGCAGCCAAAGCAGCGTAAGACATGTACGCGACCCCACCAGCCAAAGCTGAAGCCTGAACCATGTTTACAGCAAAACCAGCTGGATTCTTTTTGGCAAAGTCAATAGGCTTTCTAAATCCTTGCATCGCTGCATTAAGGTATGGCATAACTAAATCAGCCTTCTTCACCCAATCTCCACCTTGAGAGAAGTCAATTGTTTCTCTAGACTCTCTTGCAGCTTCCCACATGATATCATCAAGATCTTGACCTGTTGGTTCTGATCCGTTCTCCTTCTTATACTTTTCGATAAGATTGGATTTCATCTTCTCGTACACAGATAATCTGAATGCAGCCTCAGAAGTAGCCCCTAAGTACGACATAACGTTACCGTAGTTAACTAAGATTTTCTGAGGTACAGATAGAACAACATTGGCAGGCTTCATTGCCTTTAGTGCTTTAAGACCATCGTTAGACAAGAAGTCCATACCTCCACCATGCTCTAAGTATTCCTTGTTAATCTTATTATAGGTCCCATTGTTAATAACCTTTGACATGAAGTTTTTAACAACTCCAAACGTCAACTGAACAGCACCAAGTGGTTTGAAGCTGCTATATGTATCAGAGAAGAATAGTATGTTCTGGAAATCCACCGCAGTGTTACCTACTATAAATAGTGGGTTACCACCTGTAGCGAAGAACCTAAGTATGCTACCACCAGTAAGTTTTCCTAAAGTTTCGAAGGCTTTATCTCTATGCTTAACATCCAAAAGTTGGTTAGCGAAGTCAGCTCTTACTATTATGTTATGAGCTACACCATCCCTATAGAAGCTAATAGCTTTATATCCAGCAGGTGCCTTCATTGATCCAGTTCTTCCTGTTGGACCTCCTCCCAAAATAAACTCACTCATTGCTTCCTTCTGTTCTACTGTAGCAGAATTGTAAGCATCAAAGAATGAGTTCAGCATTCTGTTCTCCCAAGCTCTACCAGTAACTGACATTAAGTTCATCATAAGTAACCATCTAGAATCCATAATGATCTCGTTCTCGTTCTTGTCTGTAAGCTTCATGATATCTTTTCTAGTGATACCATAAACCTCAGCCTGACGGTCAATTTCATCTACAGATAGGTTGTCTCCAATGATGTACTTGATTGTTGCTATTGGTGAGTACTCAACATCTTTCAAGCTTTCGTATGTCTCCTCTGTTATTCTTCCAGAGTCACGTAATGATTTTAGTGTTTCAGCAAACTCAGCAAAGTAGTTGTCAGCTCTATCCATAAGCTTAGAGAACTTCTTTTCTCCAATCTGAGATTCAAGTGCAGCTAAATCTCTTTTAGCTTCAGCTTCAGAATATCCATCGATCCCCTTATAAGCTTCCATTCCAAGACTTGCTCTGTTCTCATTGATAGCTATCATACGTCTCATATAGATAATCTTATTCAAGTTATCTATGTCCTCGTTATTTAGTCCCTTGTAGATTTTCTTTTCCGCTTCCTTGAATCTATAGTTAGCCCATCCCTTTGCTCCAGCCTTAGTAATAATCATAGCGTGAGCCTTAGCTGACTCCTTGGATCCTATTCCTTTAACAACTCTCTTTATGTCAGACTGTCTGTCTAGCATTTTTTGTCTAAGGAATCTAATAGCACGAACAATAGATGGAGACCTCTTCTTGTCTGTCAATGCCTTTTCACTACGTTCGAATATTTCATCTATCGTAATGTTGTTGTTCACAATCATGGCATTCTTTATCTCGCTTTCAGAGAAACCGTTCTTAGCTAAATACTTTCTAATAGCGTCTTCCGAGAATCCATTCTTTCTTGCTATAGATACAATTGAACTAGCTGACTTCTGCTGCTTTCTTGATATAAATTCATCCAACTGCTTTCTAGGTGATACTTTAGACGTATTAACCTTTAGTCCTCTAACAGAAACGCCTGATGTAGGGAATATTTTCATTTGCCTATCGCCAGAAACGATGTCATTAGTTTCGAAGTCCTCAAACACATCAAACCAATTTTGTCTATCAGTCAGTAAGTGAAGCTTTGTTTTAGACTCGCTATCAGATTGAATAGCCATTGGATATGATTCATGCTTATTTGATTCAACTGGTTTAACTGCACCATTAAGTTCTAATACCGCATAAACTTGTCCACCCCTATTTCTATCTACACCTTCCTTTAAAATAGGTTCTGTGAACATTTCTGACAACGCTTGAGTCATATTTGCAGCTGACACCTTCAGTTTTCCAGTCTTAGTTATTCCCTTGAAGTACTTATTTTGAATACCTTCAGAGAATAATTTACCAAATTGGTCAATCGCTATCTCACTCTTATTTATATGATTTGCCATTAATTTTGTAAGCTCTTCTGAGAAATTTTTTCTATCTCCAAAAGAACTATTATCAGGATTCAATGCAGTTTTTATAGCCGACTTCACTTCGCTAATACTCATGTCTGACGACACATTAAGTCCAAGACCAGTGTTTTTCTCAACTATACCTCCATTCTTATTCTTGTTTTTTATTACCTTGACATCTTTAGCTGCCTTTATCAACGCAGTCTTAAGTTGACCTTCTGTTAATTTAAAGTTCTTATCAAATGCTTTTGATGAAAAGAAATCAAGTATTGCGTTAGACATTGTTGTGCTTGACATCAACTTATCATATGGAGCTGAAGTTAGAGCCATATATATGGTTCCGTTATTTTGTTCTAGAACTTTGTTTAAGTCATCAGCCATTTTTTTAGCTGTAGTCGATGTGCTAGCCCAGAAGTAACCATCTTCATGGAACTTTATTGGATAAAATACACCACCTTTTCCTTCTACTAATATCTCACCACCTTTATATATAGATCCTGAGAACGCTGCATCTGGCTGATGTATAAACATGTATTTTTCATCGAAATCAGATAATGACTTATCTTTAGTTATGTATCCTTCTTTTTCTAGACTTTTGAATCTATCACTATTGGTATCGTACACAAAAGAAAGTTTAGATATAACGTCTGAGAAGTCAGCCTGAAATCTTTTATTCATCTCAGAAACTTTATCTGACTTAGCCGATATTCCACTAACATCCTTCTCTTTAATTGTCTTGCCTGTAGCAACTTTTCTAGCTATAGTCTCTAGAACATTATATGTTTCATCACTACTAATAGGTCCAAGTCCAAACTTAGATGCAAGTACATTCAACCATCTAGTTATAATATCCTTAACTGTTTCAGGGCTTGATGTATATTTTTCTGCTAACTTTCCTACAAGCTCTGCCAGCTTCTCTTCATTCTGTATGTTCTCTTTGTAGTTAGATGCGAAATCATCTAGGTATTTCTTCAGATCACTATCAGCCTCAAGTTTTTTAGATATGGCATCGAGCATTCTTTTAGTTACGTTTGCCGCTTCAGTATCAGAAGATACGCGCTCCAAAAGTATAGCATGGAAAGCCTCATGAGCTACAGTTCTCATGTTAGCCTTTGTCAAGTTTATATGGATAGTTTTTGTCTTTGGATTATACTCACCATTAGATGAGTCCTTTCTACTACCCTCACTTGTTGCCTTTCTGTACTCCTCATCTGAGTTATGTACAATAATTTTTACGTTAGGAGCTACCTTAGATAAAGCTTTAGCTGCATTCTTAACAGCCTTCTGTATTTTAGCAGGAACATTAGCTTTAACTGATTCTTCTATCGCTTCATCTGTTGACATGTCAATCAATGCTCCTAAAGCTTCTACCTCAGCATCTACATCTGCAGCTTCAGTTGTTTCTTGTGTTTTATATATTTCCCTAGCTTGATCAACAAAACTATCTCTATATTTCATTGCTTGATCGTAATCTTCAAACGACTTTTCTTCTATATCAAGTTTGTTGTCAGGATCGTAAACCATAGCCACAACATCTGGGGTGCCATGTTTCTCCTTATTCCATCCATCAGGAGCGAACTCCTCATTAAATGGAGTCCTTGACACAACCCTAAATCCATTTCTGGTATACGTTTTTGTTAGATAGTTGTCGTAATTATCAAGCTTTATGCCTCCTGCTTTTACTGCAGCAGCTAATACTTTATCAGCTACACCTTTAATGGATGAGCTTAAAGCCTTAAACACACCCTTTATATCTCCATCTGGAGTGACGATTCCTTTCCCGTCAGAATCACCTACTATCTTACTATTTTTAGCTGTATCAAGATCTACCTTGCTAACACTCCAGTACGTTTCTGGGTCAGACTCTATCGTCTTGTTTAATTCATCTACGTATGACTCTGGAGTTATTTCTTCCTCTACTGTAGTATTTTTGGATTTTAACTGCTCTAGCTCATTAAGTATCTCAGTTCTAGCTTCAGGCATTAAGTTTCCAGTACCAGTCTCTTGCTTAGATCTAGCATCTTCTGCTAGCAATGATTCTAGTTCGTTTATTTTTTCTTCTTCGGTAACGACTTTAGGTTCTGCTTCGGGTTTTCCTCCCTCCACTTCTTCGCTAACTTCGGCTTCTGGCTGAACAGGTACTTGACCTTGAACGGCATCTCTACTTATGTTTTGAAGTTCTACATTAATTTCTTTTATTCTTTCTTTTTGTACAACAGAAAGAGACTCATCTTTACCTTGTATTTCTTTTTCTAAATTAGATCTCTCTAATAATAAATTAAATGATTCTATTTTATCTTTTGTTGATAGCTTATCAGGTATTTTACCTATAACCTCAGTAGCCCTATTCATTGATTCAGTTATCTCATTAGCTTGTTCTTGAGTGATCTCACCTTCAGAAACTCTTCTTTGTATATCTAAATCTTGTAATGCTCTTAACTTAGAGTCAGTTAGAGTTGCAGCCATTGACAAAAACTCTTTTTGAGCCTTCATCTGAATACCTTTATTCCTAACTGCGGATACAGCGTTTTCGCCAGTAGACATTATGAATCCACCTAGTGTTCCGTAAGCAAAATCTACTGACGCAAGCTTTAGTGCATCCTTTACTCCATCAACAGTTGTTAAATCTGGAACATCTTTAAAGAAATTAAAACCTTGCTCATCTTCACCTATAATAGCGTTAGCTATATTTTTAATCCCTATTTCGGTCAACTGTTGAGTCCCTTCCACTGTACCCTCTACAAGAGATCCGCCAGAAATTCTAAGTCCAGCTTGAACCATTGTAGCTGCTAAATTATTTGATATAGCTCTTTCTATTGTTTTTATTGATGCGTCTTTTGGTATACTTGTAAATGTTTTTGCAATTGTATTACTAATAAGTTTGTTTAGTACAGGATTTTTACTCGTACTAGTTGTAAACTTAAATCCTAGTCTCTCTAACTGACCTATAGCTAACGCATAAGGTACAGATATTAATTTCTTTTGATGTTCAGATATTCCGTCAAACTCAGGACCTGTCATTTGTTCAGACATCCCATTGTATGCTTGAGAAAAGAAAGCCAACTTAGTTAAAGCACCAGATCCACCTCCACTCATAGCTGTACCAATACTTTCAGCTAAGAATCCTAAAGTCTCTTCAAGTACTCCTCTATCACCAATCTCTAAATACTCTTGAGTGGCTTGCCCTAATGACGCTACATTTGTTATTCCTTTCTTTAGATCTCTAAGTACCCCATCCTTTATTTCTTTAGATGCGTAATCTCTTATTTGTTCGTCAGAGTACCCATCTACTTTTAACCTTTCTTTTGTTATTGGGTCTACAGCATCAACAATATAAGGAAGTATATCTGCAGCTAAGCTAGCCTCCATTTTACCTATATTAGCTATTCCCTGACCAAACTGAGCAGCTAAACCTGAAAACAATCCTCCAGTTTTTGATTTCTCAACAGCGTAAGCAGCAGATATTTTAGCGAAATTTTTCTCTGATACTTTAGCTTTGTCGTACTTATCAGTTAACTTAAGCTCTCTAACTTTTAATTCGTGTATCTCGTTATTTATAGCTTCTCTCCCTTCTTCTGTAGGGTTTTGATTAAATACTGATATCTTTTGCTTTAGCTGATCGTATCTTTGAGATATAGATATCTGCTCGTCACGTAGATAGTTGTAAGTACTTTTCATGTGATTAACAAACAGATCCTCTGAAATCAATGTTTTACCATATTTCTGAGGATTCTCTGCCATCTTATTAACCAGTTCTGACATGTACTCAAATCTACCCATCTCATCTAATGAAACGTCTGCATTTCCTCCAGTCAATAACTTTTTCTCAGAAGGCTTCATATAAGATTGAGACATGAACATTTTTAACTTGTTCTTTATCTCTGGATCATCAAGTCTAAATGTTTCTTCTCTAGTAACAACTCCAGATGAAGGTGAGTATTTTACTTTTATAAGTTTGCCTGTACCAGCTACATTTCCACCGAATTCATTAAATATAAATCCATCTTTGGAAAAATTATTTCTAAGGTCAGCTACAGAAGTACCAGAATTAAATAAGTCGTCATTTATTAGGTTATCTACTTCTGATACAAATGATTCCCTAGTTATTTCTTCTTTTGTTTTTAAATTCTCTTCTGCACTTAACTTATCTAACGCTATCTGAGTTTTCTCACTATCTATATCACCATTAATATCAACATCGTATCCCTTGTTTTTTAGTGATCTCTGTACATTTATATTTTCGTAATATTTCGCCCTGTTGTTTATATTTTCTGTAGTAGCCTCTGAACCTAATTCAACTCTTGCTTTTGCTAAACTGTTTGCTTGAACATTAATAGCATTATCACCTTTAATAACATCTGGATTAATGTTAGCCGCGATTGGCTTTATAGTGCTTTTCTTATTACTTGTTGCAGCTTTATTGAATTCTTCCTCTGACCAACCTAGTATTTCAGCGGCTTCTTTATTTGATAAATCTCTTAAGTCTTCTTCGTCCTTTATTTTTTGATCTATAGTCTTAGGTTCTTTAGTTACTTTTACAGCATCTTTATTTAAGTTACTGTATCTTTCGCCAGTCGGGTCTTTTACCTCTACAAAGTTATTCCCACCAGTTGGATCGATAAACCATTTTCCACCTTCTCTTTTATATATAGCATCCTTTTTAAAAGGATATTTATATATCCCGTCTTCTATCGAAGAAGAACCCGAAGGCTTTTGCTTCTCCTGTTGTGGAGTAACCGATGTAGACTTTTTTGGATCCGATTGAGAAGGAGATTCCGAAGAATCTTTTTTTTTTACGAATGCAGAACTGAACGTACCGTAGTCCGTTGTATTAAATAATCCATTTGATTTACCTAATTCATATAGCTTCTTCTTTTGATCATCATTAGCTGATGCAAAAGTATTAAAGTCTGTATCCTTTATGATGCCAGAACTCTTATATAGGTCGTAAATCTTTTGAAGTTTGTCGTTCATACTTTTTGTTTGAATATATTATTGTTCTGGTTTTGCAAATAAAGCATCTCCTTGTGCTGGAGCTTGACTGTTGTTACTTTGATTGTTCGCTTTATAGCGACTTCTCTCTTCCTTAAATTTACTTATTGCTCCACCAATACCTTTAGCTTCAGTATACCCATAAAAATACTGAGCTGCATCTTCCAAACTCTTAACTGTAGCAATCTTTGAGTTTGGCTCTAAAGACAACAAGTCTGGATCATCATTAGCAATACCTTTGTATATAGCTAAACCACCCTTCTCCCATTTAAATGTATACTTTCCTTTTGTAAGAGAGCTAAGTGTTGCCGCACTTCC